TAATAAACCGTATAATAAACCGTATAATAAACCGTATAATAAACCGTATAATAAACCGTATAATAAACCGTATAATAAACCGTATAATAAACCGTATAATAAACCGTATAATAAACCGTATAATAAACTGCCTAATAAATTCTTTTTATTTTATTTAATTGGTTAATGAATTATCTCTCTTCTCTCTAAAATTGAAATCATAAACTATCTTTTTATAAAAAAAAGACGACATGATACTCGCATGATACTGGCGAATGATTTCAAACTTTCATCTTGATCATCTTGATTAACACTAATATAATTCACATATAAATCATATGTGAATTATGCGTATATATTGAATACACTTTATTTATTTTTAGTTTTATTTAATTCGATGAATTAATGATTTATCTCTCTTCTCTCTAAATAATCAAATCATAACTATATTTTTTATAACTTGTAAAAATAATGACATGACACTATTGTATTTTTTACTTGGTTTATTTTTCATCTTCATGTTGTTTTGCTCCATGTAATTTACTGTGTAAACGTTGTATCATAATAGAGCCAGTTGTTTCGAATAAACACGGTACAAATCCGTGAACCATAAATACAAGCGAACAACCAAGCGCTTGAACGCTGTAAGAGCATGCGTGTTTCAAATGTTCAAAGTATGTCATTTTTTGCTCTTCAGGATGTTTTACAAAAACGTAATTCATAAAACGTTTCGACCTCGAATAGAAAGAATCCAACATTTTTATAGTTATTGTAATATATTAATATATTAATATCATATAATAATATAAATAACTAATTTTTCTTTTACTTATTTTATTTATTTTAATAATTTAATGATTTATCTATCTTCAATATACCATTAAAATGGGTCATGTATTATATCCAGTTAAAGTTCCAACCCATGGAACATAAGGGGGGTCAGTGCCTAATATGTAATAAACCTGAAAAGAATAAGGATAGACAGAATCCGGTTGTTCCCAATATGCAATCGGCCAAAGAAGTTCACCACTATATGAACGCTCAGGCTCCCAAGTCCACACAATTGGGGGGTTAAAAGTAAAATTAAAAAATGAATCGGGGTTTGATTCAGTAATGGTGAAATTCAGTGTCATTGTTTCTGTACTATTTGCATTTACAAATGTTAAAGTCAAAGGTCCTTTTGTATTGTTATCAGTATTCAGTACCCCACCTGAATAATACACCGAACCTCCCGTTAATGTGAATCCTGGTTGTAAACCAACGATATAAGGAGTTACAAGTTCTCCTACACCAGAATTTGAATTCTGAGAGTTAGGAATGTTTGTCCAAGAATAAATAGCGGTAGGAGGAGTTACATCGAATGATGCTTGTATACTACCTTGACTATAATTACCGGATGCCGCCTGTGTGGCTGTGATTGTGGAAGTGCCTACGTCACCAATGGTGACTGTACTTCCACTAATGGTGGCAGTCGAAAGATTGTCACTACTATAAGAAAAAGCACCCGAACTATTAGTTGATGGAGGTGTTAACACAAATACATCACCAACCTTTTTAGGTGTAGGAATAACAAAATTAGATAAATTAGGAAGAATTGTATTTACATCGAATGATGCTTGTATACTACCTTGACTATAATTACCGGATGCCGCCTGTGTGGCTGTGATTGTGGAAGTGCCTACGTCACCAATGGTGACTGTACTTCCACTAATGGTGGCAGTCGAAAGATTGTCACTACTATAAGAAAAAGCACCCGAACTATTAGTTGATGGAGGTGTTAACACAAATGAAATACCATCATAGTCTTTACTAGGAATAACAAAATTATATAAATTAGGAAGAATTGTATTTACAGTGAATGATGCTTGTATAATACTTTGAGTATAATTACCTGATGCCGCCTGTGTGGCTGTAATTGTGGAAGTGCCTACGTTACCAATGGTGACTGTACTTCCACGAATGGTGGCAGTCGAAAGATTGTCACTACTATAAGTAAAAGCGCCCAAACTATTAGTTGATGGAGGTGTTAACACAAATGGAATACCACCATAGTCTTTACTAGGAATAACAAAATTATATAAATTAGGAGAACCAGGATTTACAACAAATGGTGTTGAAATATTGCCTGAACTATAATTACCGGATGCCGCCTGTTTGGCTGTAATTGTGGAAGTGCCTACACCAACTATGGTAATCATTGCCACCGAATGATTACTGCTACTATAAGTAAAAGCGCCCGAACTACTAGTTGATGGAGGTTTTAACACAAATGGAATACCACCATAGTCTTTACTAGGAATAACAAAATTAGATAAATTTGGAGATTCAGGCGGACAAAACAGCGGACCATCTGTCTGAGACAGATTCGGCTGTTTGCACGTCAAGGTAAAATTCGACATTGGGAAACGAAACCCGTTATACTGGTCGCCGTTGATAATTTTCTGGGCATAGTACTGGCTGGGTCCTGTAATGCCGGTACTACCCGTAGGTCCCTTAAAATTAATGTCGACGAATTTCATGTAGGAAGCATTTGAAGCGCACGGATCGCTGTAATAACAGTGTTTTGGGTCAATGAAAATATTTTGATTCCAACCAACCGCGCCGGTTACTCCAACTCCAGTATTTCCGATTGAGTTTCCAGTATAAGAGCCCGGACCCGTAAAACCGGTGGTTGACAAATCGTATACCAGGACTGAATCGTGACATCCGGTTGGACCTGCGCCGCTAAAAAAAGAACCATCAAACTGTTGATAATTTCCTACATATATTTCCCCGTTTCCGAAATTCTTCTCATAATAAGGATATGTTGAATCGTTAAGCGGCAATTTATTCAAAAGCACTTTTCCTTTTGTGATGTCAAGCAAGGCGCTGTAACTCGCGCTAGCGACCAATGAACTATTTCCATTTTTATTCACGACTTCAAACGGTCCATTATATGTTTTATAGCGATTGCTTCCTGGTGTTGCGAGCGCGGTTGAGAGGTTGACTGTTCCTGAATAAATTGTTTTGGATCGGAGCTGATCAGTCCTATCGCTCGAACTAAGGTCGGGGGTCGATTTTTGAAATATGCGTTTTAATCCGTGTAAGACCATATGAATGTGTGTATTTATATAAATATATATAAATTATATTATATAAATACAAATATAATAATTGAATAAAGTTACTAAATTCGGGTACACAGGGGAACTACGTTCCCCCAACCCCCCTCCTTTCATAATAGGGTCAGAGGGACCTTTCATTATAGGAAGGTATAGGAAGGGTCAGAGGGAAACCTTGGTTTCCCTGACTAACCATAAATGCATTCAAATATGAGTTCCATGTTCCAGTCCATGTTGTTCAAATCAAGAATGCGTCCAAAATTATCGTAGAGCGTTATGCGTAGTTTTTGAATATTTACCGGCCCGAAGAAGTTACGCTGCCTGTTGAGTTGGGTGCTAGAAGCTTCGCTAATTTCTCTTAAAAGTCCCACATTGACTCTTGTAATTACATTTTTAATTGCGAATGAATCAGAAAATACGGCAGAATAATAATCGTTCACGCTGTTATTGTAATCGTCAATTGCAATAAAAATATAGCTTGTCGCCTTGAATGCGAGGAGCGCCTCTGATACTACGGCGCCATAATTTCCAGATCCGTTATTATTTGAAATGTATTCGGCATTTCTAAATCCCAAGTTCCAGCCCAAGAATGATAAAAGCGGCGATTCGTAATTTGGAATTCCGTTGCTTCTCACGTTGACGATGACTTTGAAATAAATGTTCGTGGCACCGGCGGGTTGCGAAAAGACGCTTTTACCACTTATTTGGTCAATGTGGTAATTTAAAATTCCACTCAAGCCAGTTCCTCCGCTGCTGCTAACTGTGTTGGATTGTAAAATGGTATTAATTGTTTTTTCAATGGAGGCGGAAGCGAGCACATTTGTAGAATCGATGGTGGTATAATAATTTCCGTCAGGAATGACAATTGTAAAAGTGTCTGTATAAACAGGAAGGGTAGCGGGAAGAACGGGAGTAAGACCCCATATAATCTGAATTGCATTATTTCCAATGAATTCGCTCACTGCATAAATTGCATAAAACGGAATTTCAATCGAGCCGAGACGATAAGACACGATATTGTCAATTCTTTCCGGTAAAGTAATGTGCAAGTCTGTGCTTTTTGAATTAAAGTAATTGGGTCTAAATCTTGAATCGATGTTGATGGACGAAACAATTGTCGAATACTTAACCGGGTTGATTACACCTGGAGGCGCACCGTATTCTCCAATTTTCAGACCGCTAACATTGCTATAGTCATCCAACTGCGTCATGCGGTAAGCGTCAGGAATGACGAAATGGCCGTCTGCTGAAGAGCCGGGAATAATTGTATTTTTTGGGAAATTGTGAGCCGGATCGAAGTAATATTTATCAGATTTATCAGATGACGACGACTTATCAGATGACTTATCGGAACTTTTGCCTTTTTCAACAAGTGTTGAAATTAAACATTTTGATGCCGCATCTAAAAAGTCGCTCATCTGTGATTGCGTCTGAATGCTGCCTGTTGCGGAAGCGAGTTGAATGCAAAGTTTTTGTTTATTGGACATGATATCATTTGCACTATAATTTTTTTTTAAATCGAGTAAGTCTTCTAACTCTTCATTTGAGTAATTTTGAACATTGAAATCAAAAATTGAAAAGCCAAAACTTGACATACAAAATGAATAAATAATAAATAAAAAATAATAATAAATATATATATAAATTATAATAAATAATAATATTTATTATTTATTATTTATTATTATTATATCAATTAGGAGAACCCAGGTTCCCCTCTGACCCCTCCTTAAACCCTAAGGGGAACCAAGGTATCGAGCATACAAAGTGAAACGGTACCCCTCCGACCCTTCACCTCTCCTTCAACATCTTTATTATTCATGGAAACCCCTAGAACTATCCTTTTATTTATAAGGAGGGAGTGTGAGGGAACCTGGGTTCCCTCATTTATAAGATGGAACAACTGCTACATCCTGCTGAATATTCGAGAGAATGTTCATCGCAGCACTGTCGCGGAGTTTTAAAAGAAGGCATCGTCGCGCGACTAAATTCCCATGTATGCTCATCCGCAACAACACGTTTAAAATCTTCTTTTTTCTCTTTTTTCATGGTGAAATATCTAGTCGTACCATTAATTCCCGAACAGCCAATTGCTGAAATGGCATTTGCATTATAAAAATGGGGTTTTACCGCAGAGTCATAAGCAAACTGTAAAAATGAAGTGATTGCGGAATGCAAGTCGGAAGAATCGGCGCAAGTTGCGCAATTGAAAACGGTATTAAATTTATTATTGGTGTGAAGTTTGTCATCAGTATATACTTTATCGAGACACGACACTTCTGCATATTTAATATTTTCATTCGGAAACTCATTGCATAAATCATCGTATATTTGAATGCGAGTTTTATTAATTTTGCGTTTATCAAATTTATTTCCAATAACGAGAATCGGGTGTTTGTGAGTGCAAATATTTTTTTGTATTATGCGATGAATGTAAGAGTATAAATCGGTATAAGTTTTTTCATTTGACAAATCAAAAACGACAATGGCTGCCGAAATATTTCTGTAATAAGTGTGTGAAAGGCTCTGGTAACGCGGCGAACCCGACGTGTCCCAAAAATAGCATTTGACGTGGTCATAATGTTTGACGCGCGATTGCAGGCCCATTGTGGATGCCGCGGAAGATATTTTCAACAGACGACGCGGCGTGCCTGTTTCTGATGCATTTTCTGAAACAACTTCTGCAGTGTCGTCGGCAGAAAGAGCAACCATGCGGGACTGGAATTCAATTCCGATGGTGGAGCTGAAACTTGCAGGCATGAGCGTGTAATGATTAACGATTGTTGTTTTTCCAACATCTTCGTCTCCAACTACTAGTATTTTGAAAGTGAGGTGTGATGACATTTATTTGACAAAGAATGATTGATAGATAACTGGACTGAGTTACAAACAAAACATATACAAAATATTATATAGTTAACTATATATAATTAATTAATATAATTATAATTAATTATATTACACCTACCTAAAATAAAAATAAGAAAAAACTTCAGTTATGATTTGTATATTTTATAACTATTATTATTTTCAATTGCGTTGGTTTTGACTGCAGCTAATTCTGCTTCTAATGCGGCTATTTCTGCATCCATGCCAGCGAGCTTATTATTGCGTTTGGTTTTAGCTGCGGCGATTTCTACCATAATTGCGGTTATTTCTGCGTCCAATTCAGCGGAGCGTTTGATTTTGGCAGCGTTAGAATCGGCGCGTTTGGTTTTGGCTGCGGCTATTTCTGCTTCTAATGCGGTTATTTCTGCGTCGAGAGCATCGGTGTGTTTGGCGCTGGCTGCCACATACCGCTCGTACGCTTCAACCTCGTATTCCGTCCGTGAACACTTGTAGTCGTTAGACCTGTTCATTTCGTCTGCCATAGTTAATCACATTAGAACCATTTAAGTTAGTTGTGATGCATAATTAATGCCAAAGAAAATAAAGTAAACACAACTGAAATAACCAACTTAATTCGGCGATTCATCCTCCGCAACTTTTACATCCGGTGCTTTTAATTTTCATAATGGAGCCAAGATTTTTCAAATTAAACATTCTTCCTGCGCCCCCACCACCAACACCACCACCGCCACCGCCGCCACCGCCGCCTGTTTGGTTTGCAACTTTGGTTCCTGCCGGAAGTTTTGGATTTGGATTTGGCATGAAGCCAAACATTTTCATTTTAACCATGATGATAAATATAATTGTATATAAAATGTAAATATAATTATATAATAACCGAAGAATCAAATTAAATAAAAGTTATAAAATAAAAAGTTATAAAATAAAAAGTTATAAAAAGTAGTTTTTTATAAAGTCATCATCATACAAAGTGTCAATGTATTTTTCTTTTTTCAAATTATTCTTATATTTGTTTCCTCCTCCTTCCCCTTCTCCTCCCTTATATTCAAATTCTTTATCCTTTTCAGTTTGAAAAATTGAATGATTTAAATTGCTAAACATATTTAATTATTATTTACTTATTATTTATTTAATACTTATTTATTTATTTATTAATTTATTATTTTAAATAATTAATTAATAAATTAATAAATAAATAAATAAATAAATAAATAAATAAATAAATAAATAAATAATATAATGAAATATTAATCAACAGACTGACACAATTTACACAATTATAAAAAAAAAATAGTCATAAAATAAATATAAAATGAATGAAAATCATTACCATTACAACAAAAAAAATAACCATTTAAATCAGCCAAATATTTTGCATGTAATACTGAAGCAAATGCCTAGATTACATTTACGCTTACCAAAATCTTCTTTAGTTGAAAAAACACATAAAAAAATACATATTAATAATAATATAATAAATATAGATAAAATGAATCAACCAGAACAACCAGAACATCCAGATCAACTAGATCAACTAGATCAACAACCGAATATGGTAATGAAAGTAACAGAATTGGACAAGAAAGGAGATAACGAAGAACTAAGCGAAGCGACCAACCAAGAAGAAGAAGAAGAAGAAGAAGAAGAAGAAGATGACGAAGAAGAAGATGACGAAGATGAAGAAGAAGATGACGAAGAAGAAGATGACGAAGAAGAAGATGACGAAGAAGAAGAAGAAGAAGAAGAAGAAGAAGAAGAAGAAGATGACGAAGAAGAAGAAGAAGATGACGAAGAAGAAGAAGAAGATGACGAAGAAGAAGAAGAAGATGACGAAGAAGAAGAAGAAGATGACGAAGAAGACGAAGATGAAGAAGAAGAAGATGAAGATGACGAAGAAGATGAAGATGAAGAAGAAGACGAAGATGAAGATGACGAAGAAGACGAAGAAGAAAAAGAAGATGACGAAGAAGACGAAGATGAAGAAGAAGAAGATGAAGATGACGAAGAAGACGAAGAAGACGAAGAAGACGAAGAAGACGAAGAAGATGAAGATGACGAAGAAGAAGAAGAAAAAGAAGAAGAAAAAGAAGAAGAAAAAGAAGAAGAAAAAGAAGAAGAAAAAGAAGAAGAAGAACCAAGCAAAGCGGAAGAAGAAGAACCAAGCAAAGCGGAAGAAGAAGAACCAAGCAAAGCGGAAGAAGAAGCAGCAAGCAAAGCGGAAGAAGAAGCAGCAACAGCATTAGCAGCAACAGCAACAACAGCAACAGCAACAGCAGAAACAAATAAATATGTAAAAAGGAAAACATATAAAAAAAATAATTACAAGAAACAAAATATGAGAAAAACAAATCGTGTTAAAAACCAAAACCACGTAAAGTTCAACATCGACAAAGAATCAAAAAAAAGGTACATGACGCGACGAAATAAAAATAAAAAAGATGCAAAAAATAGAACAATAAATGCATCATTGAGAATCAAAAATAGAACACTTACGCCGATGCCAGAAACAATAACGGCGCCTCAAAATGCTACAATGGCTAATGCTGAGAATCAGATGGGTGCGACTTGAAACAACAAATCAAACAACAGCGAGTCATGACCGTTATTCCAAAAATAATGCCTGCAATAATAAAGACAATATAGTGTATTGGCATTAGAAGAGCAATTATACAACAATATACAACAATATGGTAATTATAAAACAGTTAATATATTTAAATAAAAATTAAATATTAAATATATTAAAATATAGAAATATACACACACACAGACATAAACACACAGACATAAACACACAGACATAAGCACACAAATGCCGCATACAATGTTCCATGAAAGGTCAAAAGATGAAAGAAAACAGCAAGTCAAACCCATATTGGAAAAATTAACCGAGCTGAAACTGCTTGCATCAGAGCACGATGAAATCAAAGAGCTATTTAAAATAATAAGCGTTTATGTAAAAGATGGAGAGCGCCAAGTAATAAATATTGCATTTCCGGCAATAAGTCGGCGAATCAAAGGTGCGCTAGAAACAAATACGAGCAAAGATTCGTGCATTCGAATGGTTTCAATGTAGGGGTAGGGGAACTATGTTCCCCTGTGACCCCTCCAAAGAGAACCTACGGTTCTCCTTTAACCTCTCCCTTGATATAGGGGGTTAAAGGGAGGGCATGCCCCCCTTGAACCTTTAGTTCCCTTACAGAATAAATAATTTTTTCCTAATAAATTTTAATAAAATGTAAATATATAACACAAGCATAAACCTAAAAACATGAAAAATGCATTGCTAGTTGGAATTAATTATAAAGGAACAAACTATCAGTTAAATGGCTGTATAAATGACGTTACAAACATGTCAAAATTTTTAAAGACTGTTTTAAAATATGATAAAATAACAGAAATGACAGATGACACACCGATTAAACCAACCCGAGCAAATATTATTTCAAATTTAATAAACATGGTTAAAAACTCTAAAAGAGGAGACCGGCTTCTATTTTTATATTCCGGTCACGGTAGCTTGGCGAAAGACCAAAACGGAGATGAAATAAGCGGTTATGATTCGTGTTTGTGTCCCATTGACACGCTTAAAAACGGAAACTACATAAAAGATGATGAGATTAGAAACAATATTGTAAATAAGATACCTGCAGGAGTTCACATGACATTTATATTTGATTGTTGTAACAGCGGAACCGGCTGCGATTTAACACACACGCTTAACGACAACAGCGATGCAAAAAGCGATGCAAATAGCGTTGAATATAATAACAATATAATGAATACACCGGAAAAAGAAATGTCGTTAGTTAAAAAAATATGCAAAATAAAAATGACTAATATTCAAAGCACTTCAAAGAACTCAAAATATAAAGAGTCAGTTGGAAATGTCTGCATGCTTAGCGGCTGTTTAGATTCGCAAACAGCTGCAGATGCTTATGAGAATGGAAAATACGGAGGCGCTCTTTGCATATCTTTATTAGAGATATTAAAAGAGATGGGTCCAATGATTACAAATGGCGAACTTCTGATGCGGCTTCGAGCGCTAATCAAAGAAAAACAATATAGTCAAAAAGTTCAATTAATGGGAGGTAGACAAAATCAAGTGGACCCAAACAAAATGTTCATGTTTTAGTCAGGGTGCCAATATAGGACTCTTATTTTTATTTGTAAGGGAGTAACTCGCGCATTTCATCAGATAGGTCCGGGACCTTTAATTTAATATAAGATTTGTTTGGATTATCAGGATGCAAACAAACCAGAAACATGTCGCGAATGACCATATTATATTTCTGTTCTAGAATAGTTTTATAGGTATTGAGCTGGAGAGAATAATGCCAAAAGTTCGAATCTGGCAAATGTTCAATTCCCTCCGTTTTTGCAAACGCGCCGCCAAATGCCGTTTTCTTTATTTCCTTGCTTCTTTTCCAATCATAAATGGAATAAGTTCCGTCATCCAAATTTCGAAACACAATGTCAATGGAGCCGGACAAGCGATGCTCCTCGTGAAAAATCATCCACTCGGTGCGAAACGGCTCCAAGCGCTCAACATGGTCCGCGTGAAAGCGTCGAAAGTATTGAAATTCCGAAGAGCCGTTATCCGCGTGGTCCAAGCTGCAGCCGTTGTAAACGCGCTCAATGTTATAATGCATGAGCGTTCCTGCGGCGGCGGCATCGTCGCGAGTCTTGTCCCACGTCGCCTTTATTTTGTCGCGAGTCATGCCATAATATTTGCTCAAATTCCAATTTTTCCCAGACATCATGCGCGTAATAATAGTGTCTGCGTCAAATGGTTCAAAGTGTTGGTGATTCCATGTTGTGACGGACGTGTATTTTACAGATGGGTCGTTGTCAATAGTGTAAATGTGAGGACCCGCGTCGAATGAAATGCGGGCGTCTCTGATATGCGGATTTTTCTTTTCGAGGAATGTTAATGCGTTGTCGTCGCTGTCACCGTTGTCATCGGCCTTTTCTTCAACAACAACAAAAGGTGGTGACAAATACATGCCATCGCACGTCGCCATTGCGGGCGAACAATTACGATTCGAAGAAGAAGTTATTACAGACCTTCCATGACTTGAGAGCATTTGTTATATGTTTTATGTCTTTCTATATATATTTACTGTGTTTATAAATAAAATTTCAATTTTTATTATAATAATTTTTTAAAAAATAAAATGAACAACACAAATCATTTTATTATTACTATTCTTTCACTCAAAAAGTGATGAATTAAAACTGTGGTCCCCAGGGGTTTTGATCTTGTTGACTTTCCATAATGACTGTTTCATCGTCACTGTTTTCCTGACCATTAGCATTTTGTTGTTCCGCAATCGCCTGACGACGCAGCATTTCGGTTCTCAAATGTTGCTGCACCATTAGCATCTGTTGGCGTCGATTATCAGCTCTAGCAGCGCGCCTATTTCCAAGGTCGGCTCTTTGTGAGCCGAGTTCTGACAAAGCAATTGCTCTTCTAAGAAGAATGGCGCCAACATTATCCGGTTGGGAAACAGCATCAAAATTCATGTCGGCGGAAATGATGGATTCGTATGAAACTGCGGCATCGATTGCCGGATTACTTATCGCGGCATCGTATTCATCCTCAGTGCGAAGAGGGTCTTCATTATTTATAACGTCGATGGGGACGGGTTCTTGTATATCGCGTTCTCCATCTCTAACTGAAAATGCGATTCCTGTAACAAACATGGTTGCAAACTGAACAAGAATGCGTTTAATATACGGAATTTGAATACTTCTCATGTCTGGATTATCAGAAGACATGAGAAGCATGCGATGAATGACATTTGCAACCGTTATACTTCCCATATCTTGAATAAAATGGTCTGCGGCAGCAGAAATAATTGAAGAATTGATTCGAAGAGCTGTGGGGAACAAATAATCCAAATTTTTGTCAGCGGCATCGACTTGTACCCTGCACATTGGACAGCGGTTATCGTGTTTGAATGAGCGAAGAATGCAGTTTCCGTGAAATGTGTGACCGCAGTCTAAAACGAAGCGGCCTTTTTCGCACGCAATGTCGTCGCAACAAATACAACAATAGCCCAATTTCGATTCCGGTTCCGATTCCGGTTCCGATTCCAAGTCCAATTCGTGTGAAAGTTTTTTAAGCGGAGCTTTTGGAGCCATTGGAGGAACCGGAACGGTCGGAACATTCGGAGTGGTTAGAGGCAAATTAAGAGGATTATTAGTATTAGTATTAGTAATATTCTGTTGTCTATTTGAAGAAGAACGAGTTACTGCGGGCATTGAACAATTGCGTAATTTGGAACTTGAACAAATTGAATATAAAGAAAAAAAAATCAATTTTTAAAAATGTAGGGGGCATAGCCCCCCATTTAACCCCCTCTATCAAGGGAGAGGTTAAAGGAGAACCGTAGGTTCTCTTTGGAGGGGTCATAGGGGAACCTTGGTTCCCCTAAAATTCATAAAGGTGCGTTGATATGAGCGAAAAAGACCAATCAGCGCCGTTCAAATTGACGACGATTCCTTTATCGTCGCGCAAAGTGACGCGCATGCGAGAAATATTAACCGGTCCGAAATATACGCGTTCATTTTGCAGAAGCGAACTACCGAATTCGACGTATTTCTCTCCAAACGAGAGTCCGCCAACTTTGAGCGGAATGACAGCCAAAACGTCGGTAGTCGTTGGGCCGGCGATGCGATAGCTGGTGGTATTTTTCCGATTTTCCAGAATTTGATTTGCAGAATAAAGTTGCGCCTGAGTAAGTCGGGCGGGTGCATTAGGAATATAAACCGGAAATGGCGAATTGTATCCGGAAGTGGAATTAAAACAGGAAAAATCAATGTTAGCATCAATATACGACGGCGGGTTCAAAGTTGTGTCGGTGTCGTCAATATTGACGAGTCCCTGATTCAAGTGATTCTGATTAAAGTCGTCAATTACGAGCAAAAAGTACGTGGGACCGACATTTGTGTAAGGCACGTCTGCTGTAACTTTTCCACCCGATATAATATCAACCACGATTGTGAAATCAACAACATTTTTAAACCCGAGAACCCAACCCAAATTATTATTAACTTTGCAAGGGGACCTGCAGCCTTTCGGATTGCAATTCATATTTGGATTGTTCCCATTATAAAAAACGAGCCGTATATTACTAAAGCCAGTATTTGCAATTGTAAAATAGTTTCCGGTTCCTGAACCGGAAGCTCCAGTCAAACTAAAAAACAAATTTGGATTTGGGCTGCCGGGGGAATATGTCGAAGCAGTGTTCAGTGCATTCAAAACACTACTTGCATCAACATATTGATTATTTGGAATGAAAAATGTGTCATTAAAATTCAAATCATCGGTTGTTGCGGGATTCAGAATATATCCAAAGCACGAATTTCCAAGATAACCGGCAATATTGTACCAGGTGTAAGGTATTTGAACGGACGACAACTTTATACTGAGAGTATTGTTGAGCGTGTCCGACAAGTCGAGCGTATAGTCGGTGGACGCCGCTACGGGTGAATCGTACGGAATAATATTTTGCCTGTAAGCGCTGTCCAGCATGACAATGCGGGAAGTGATATTTTTAAGAATGGGATTGAGAGTGCCCTGGCTAACCGGAACGTTTACGACATCGACTGCACCCAAGCGTTCCCGCTTCATTTGGTCGTGATTATTTTGATCATCTTCAAAAATTTGAACCTTGTTATCGCGGGACGTGTACGTGTTGAAAGGTTTTGAACCATCTTGTTTCAGGTATTGATTTTTTAGCCAAACATTTGCCTCATCGTCCTTCTCTTGCGCGTCAATCGCTTGTATTGCTTCATTGTTTGTTGCATACGTTTGTTCGAGTCGTTCACCGACTTGTGCGAAAAAGAATGCAATGGACGGGTACTGGCGCATCATTACGCCGACCTTGTCGTGAATTTCTTCAGCGGTTGGGTCTTCCAAGTCCAATATTTGCAACAGTTCATTGTCGTCATAACTGTCAATGTCCGTGTCTACATTATTATCCATTTTTAAAAATATGTCTCCGTATATAATCGTATATAATATAGTTAAGTAATATTTATATATTTATTTATTATTAGAACAACTTAGATATTATATTATATTATGTATAATTATAGACATATAGATACCGATAAAGAGAGTACAATGTCGCGACAGCAAGAGCAAGAGCAAGAGCAAGAGCAAGAGCAACAGCAAAATCAAATAATGAATAAGCTAAAAACCGATATTTTAAACATACATAAAAAGATAAAGATGTATCGAGGGGGGGCATACGCTCCCCCTTTAACCCCCTCTGTAAAAGGAGGGGTCATAGGGGAACGTAGTTCAAGGGGGGCATACACCCCCCCTTTAACCCCCTCTATAAAAGGAGGGGTCATAGGGGAACGTAGTCCCCCTACATCAACGAATTATTTGAACCATACAAAACTGCGCGAAGAATACAGGACCATTTTGGAGACGGCGTACAACACAATTAACAATCAGCCGACAAATGATGGAAAGCACCGCGGAAAATGGCATGCAGAAGTCCTTTATCAGCTAATGGCGCACACGCGCGACATTGCTCATGGGTACGGGGAGCGCGACCTGGCATATATGCAGCTTTTTGAATGGGCGCGAGTCGACGTGCCGCTAGCCAAACATGCGCTGGAACTATTTGTCAACAGCAACAACGGCAACAATGGCAGCATCGGTTCATGGAAAGACGTGAAGAGTTTTTTTGCATATATGCGGCGCGTCATCAACGTGCGCGACGACCGCGATATGCAGGCGTATGTCGAGATGACTGATTTCATGGTGGGAATGGTAAACGCGCGTCTTGCGGCAGATGTGCTTGCATTTTACAGCGACGACAACGAGAATGAGAACGAGAACGACGACCCCACAAATTCCAAATGCGAGTCGGTTTCGCTCGTGTCAAAATGGATACCGAGGGAAAACAAGTCAAAAAAATACGGCAACTTGTATGAGCGGTTGGCGTGTGATTATTATAAAATGTGGCTTCCGAAAGATAAATCAAATAACACATTGTATGATAAAGCCGTTCTAAAGTGTAAAATTCATTATCGTAAACTGATTTCTTTTTTCAACAGATATTTGGAGACGCCTCAAATAAAGATGTGCGAACAAAACTGGGCAAACATTGATTTTGACCGGGTAGGCAGGCGTGCGCAAAAATTGCAAAATGACGCTTTTCTAAACCTGAATGTCGATAAACAAACCAACCAAGCCAATGAAACCAACCAAACCAACCAAGCCAACCAAGCCAACCAAGCCAATGAAACCAACCAAGCCGGCAAAAACAAGGACCGCGAGACGTGTGCTGACAAATACAAGACGTGGAAGTGCGACATGCTGAATTATAAGCGCGGTATAAGCAGCAACCTTGTGCACCATGTTACTGATATTCAATATGGATTGTATCATTTGGAAAGCAACAAGAATGCAGAGTGGCGCGCTTACTTGACGCAACTCGAGACTGCGAACACAACCAACTTGAAATATATGATTCCTGTGCTAACTGGAACATCTTTCAGAACAGTCGGGCTCGCGCTAGCGATTGCGGAGAAATCGGTAATCGGCAAAAAGCTTATAACGACAACTGCGATTAATTCTAAAACCAGAAATGATATTGAAATGTATAATTTGGAAGATTCATTTGTAAAAAATGTAAAAAATTTGAGACCATACAAGAGCGATAACAAGGATAACAATAATGATAAAGACAAACTTGATATTTATTTGTCTTTAATTGTAGTGCTACAAACGATGATTGACTCGGGAATAACGCCGAAGCAGTTGAAGGAATACCCGCAATTAACTGTTGTAATTTTTGCGGACCGCGAAACAGATGTAAGCATTGGAGAATGCGAGACGTGTGACTGCATGTGTAAATTCAACAGCGCATACAATGAGGCTGTGCGCGTTTATGCCGAGTTTGGATATGCAGCTCCAAAAATCTTGTTGTGGGCGCTAAAATCGGAATCAGAATCCGAATTGGATTCAAAACACCAGCTCCAGTACTATTCGAGCGGAAACATTTTGTCGAGGCGCGTGGGATGCGGTGAAAACGACATTGTGAGATTTCTTGGAATCGCTGACACAAAAGATACAAACCACCAAACCCAGACCCAAAACCACCATGAGCAACAATGCGATGAATACGTCTGGCACAAAGAATGGAAATGGTTAGTTAATCAGCTTTATAACAGCAATAGCAATGAGAGACACATTAATTTTGGAAGATATTTTTGGAAATGTATATGAATCTTTTTATCGTGCAATTAAACCGTAAAAAAAAAATAAAATATAAATAAAGTATATATATTTATATTTTACATTTACATTTTACATTTAGACAAAAAGACAGTAAAAAAGAATGGCATCAGCAGCATCAGCAGCATCAGCAGCATCAGCAGCAAAAACAATAAGAAAGGGAAAAAACCCACAACCAACAACACCATTATCAGCAATTAACTTTGACTTTGACCTTGAAAAAGAAATTGCTACAAAAGATATGATAGACAATATGAGTACTGAAGAACGAGAGAAGTACTACAAGCAAGAGGAACTTAATGCCGCGCATGCTAAAAATGAAGCTGAATATGAAAGATTTTTGGCTGAATCTGAAGAATCTGAATCTGAAGAATCTGAATCTGAAGAATCTGAATCTGAAAAATTGAAGAAGTATGAAAAAGAAGAAGAAGCTAGAATAGCCAATATGTCTCCTGAAGAACGAGCTGTTTACCTTGAAACCATGAGACTTGCTGCAGAGGAACAAGGTGAAATGGATAAGTTGGAAAAAGAAGCAGAAAGTTCACTATCTGTTAATGGAGTATTCATAAAAACAAAAAGTAAAAGTTTTCCTTTACTTACAAAACAAAAAAGGTTGGTCATAATAGATGAAGAAATTGGGTTCGAATGGTTTGATGAAGGAAATTCTAATATAAAAATAGGTTCAATTCCACTAGTCAAAATTGTTGGAGCTTCAGATGCAGGAACTTGGGGTAAATTGTTCGGTGTAGATATATCCCATCCAGGAATAGAAAAGAACAACACATATTTATGGTGCAAATCGACTGAAGAACGCGATAAGGTTATTGCCACGGTAAATGCGTTAGTAGCACAAGAAACAGCAAAGGATAAAGAAGGTGGAAACAAAAACAGAAAAACTATTATTAAATATAGAAAAAGGCGAACCATCAGAAAAAATAAGAAAGGAACAAGGACAACAATAAGAAAAAGGCAGATAAAAAATAGAACCATAACAATGCGCAAAAAATCGAGGAAATTGAGTAAATCAAGGAAATTGAGTAAATCGAGGAAATCGAGGAAATCGAGGAAATCGAGGAAATCAAGGAAATCGATGAAATAAAAAACACAACAACATCGACGACGCCTATTTGAAAGAGACTAATAATATTATATTATTATTATATTATGGTTGGTTTTGGTGTAATCAAAAAGCAAAATATGAAATAGTGTAAGAATAAAAAATAGTTTTTATAATATTATATAAAATTATATAATCTTATAAAATAATAAGAAATAGGTATAATTAAATCAACAGTAAAAAAAATGAAGCTTATTCATAAAGTGGAAGACTGTGTTGTATACAAGGGTAACGATTCAACATATTTTCTTAAAATCCCGTCATCTCCCGAGTTATTGCGAGCTATAAAAGATGCAGGAACTATAAAACACGTTAAAAAAAGCACAAACACAACAAGCACGATCGACACTTTAAAATTTAAAGCGACGCGAGTGGAGTCGCTAAAGCAGTTCATAGAAAAAATGCACGACAACAACCACAACAAAAACATGGATGGACTTATTTACACGCTTGTTTTAAAACTGCTGGCAGATGTTGGCACCTTGCTGCAATACGCAATAAGCGAATACGGCAGAGCAATTCCATTTTTCAGTTTAGAAGACATTATTGTCATTGAAAATGAAGCAGCGTCAACGACAGAACCGCCAACATTTGATTTCGTATTTATAAATGGTGAAAAACTGTTACAAATAAGTCGCGACCGCGAAACCAAAACCAATAAATGCAATAACCGCGCATTGCGAGTGGATGTTCCGCTGCAAGTTAACAAGCATACTTCATTTTTGCCGCTAGAGTTGTCTGAAAGTGAATTAAAGCACTTGCCCATAAATATAACCACAACATCGTGGCTTTACAGCCTGTCTTCGCTGTGCATATACGCGCTTCTAAATTATAAATTCAAAAACGGGGAAGATGATATTGAGCGGATAGGTCGACCATTTCTGCACACGTCGTTATATTTTTGTTTAAAGCGGTGCATGAAAACCAAACCAGAAAAACGTGTTTTATTGTATGTGTGATATAGTTCAATGAATGATTCAATAAAGGAGAATTTAATTTAGAAATTTAATTTAGAAATAAATAAATAATTATCTAAAACAATAAATAACAATTTAATTTAGAAATAAATAAATAATTATCTAAAACATATATATAAATAAATAAAGATAAGACAATGGGTCATCGCAACAAAACACATCGAAAGTTGGTTAAACAGAATCAAACCTTTCAACTTAAACAAGTTAAATCGCAGAATCGCGACCTTATGAACGCGCTTAAAAACCGCTCATCTTCATGGAGGAAAGCCGTTTCTAATAACGAGAAATTGCAACTCAAAGAAATTCGTAATCAAAATAATGATTTGATAAGAACTCTTAAGAGGTCAAGATACGGAAATCTTTCTAGTGCAAGACACCGCTTGTACGTTCAGCTCAACGCCGACAAAGCCCAAAATAAATTATTGTACAAAAGAATAAAAGCCAATCCTTCAAATTTTCGTAGTGCTGTTAGGGGCCGCCGGAAAACTCAACTCAGGGCAGTGAGGAGACAAGATAAAGCGATAATGTAAAAACTGTTTAAAACGAAAACATGATTTACATCTTACCATGAAAACCAATTAGAAGCAGGTTCAGTTTTTATTTTTTCATGACGTTTTTTAGACTTTTTTTTAGTTTTTTGTTTTGGTTTTGGTTTTGGTTTTGATAATGGTGTCGCTGTTGTCGTTGTCGAAATATCAGAATATTTATAATTATTATAACGACGAGTTTTATGCGTTGCCCTTGTCGCCTGCTTTGTCGCCTGCTTTGTCGCCTGCTTTGTCGCCTGCTTTGTCGCCTGCTTTGTCGCAGTTACTGTTGCAGTCGTTCGTTTTCGCTGTTTTTTTTGAAACAATTTGCTAGTAATATCGTCCTCGTTCTCAAGAATTACATCAACTACATTTCGGTAATAAGAGCGAAACGTGCCCCGTTCTTTGCGCAGGTCATCAAATGTCATCCATTTAATGTCCGATTTTTCAAACAAGCCATTTGTAGAATGGCGCACTAAATTATTGACGTGACTTTTCAAAAACTTATAATTGTTATTGAAATAAACCGGTAAATTCTCGTCATAATCAATTTGAAATAAAAATGTGGTGTATCTTTCATGATTCAAACTTGTGACTAAATTATCTTTTACGAGGCGTTTAATGTCTCCTTCGCATCCAAAGAATCCGTTTAATTCTTCGCACCCTTCGCGCAACGCGGTATCTAAAGCGCTTTCTCCCGGTTTTTCGCCGCCACCAAAATCGCTCCAACCGGGTGAGTCTTTATTCAAGTATTCATTTTCCTTACCGAATAACAAATAAACTTTTTTATTTTTTTTATTATAAGCTACAGGTAATGCGCCACCTCCCATGAACTGTTAACTGTTATATATTATATATTATATATATTATATATTAACATAATATATAATAAGACAAGACAAACAACAAAACAACAACAAAACAACAACAAAACAACAACAAAACAATAAGAAAATGGAAGCGAGTAAAACAATGAATTTTATAAAATTAATTAGTAAGAAGCGCGTATTTTTACTGCAAGTGTTTGCGAATTTAATTACGCAGCTGGGAATCACGTACGGCGTTTCAAAATCGGGTGTAAATAACAACAACACGTGGACCCTTTTTGTATTTCAAATTTGCATTATATTAATTTTAGCATTTGTAAGAATGCCGCCAATAGTAAAATTCGTATTATTTTGCGCATTTTCAATTTCATTTGGAATCCAGCTGTCTGTATTCAATAAAACCAGCTATGAAGACCTTGTGAATTTTGCAATTGTCGGAACAATCTGTATTTTTATCGCAATGGCAGCGATTGGAACCCTTCTTTCTTTTTTTGAAATAAATTTAGGATACACATTTGCATCAGTATTGCTGTATTTGTTATTAATATTAATAATTGTTCAACTTGTTGCAATCTACACGAAAAAATATGATGCACACATTCGAGCCATATCCGGCGCCGGATTATTTCTATTTTCTCTCTTTATGATTTATGACACAAATCATATTTTGCAAAGAAACTATAGTGGAGATTTCATAACGGCGTCAATGGATTATTATTTGGACATTATCAACACATTCTATAATGTATTGAACTTTAAAAATTAAACAATAGTAATAAATAAAATCAAATGAATAAAATCAAAAAACCAATAAACGAAAATAAATAATATATTATTAGTATATATATACAAATAAATAATATAATAATTCAAATGGCAACGAGAGCAACGAGAGGAACGAGAACAAAACGAGCATCAAGAGCAACAAGAAGAAAGAACATAAAGTCTAGAAAGTATTATAAAAAATCGAAGTCACGTTTATACAAAGGAAGAGGAGGTAATCACAATAATCACCATCATCATTCGCCCCCATCTTACGTTGGTTCAGTACAGGGCAGATTTATAAACTCCCACGGTCAGCAACTGTTTACAAATCCTACTTATGGTATTGCTTGAAATAAAAACTTGAAACAACAAATAAAATGACAATAATAATAATAATAATAATAATAATAATAAAAAAATATTTTTATTATTATCAATAATGCACAGAAATTAAATAGAGACACAAGACACAAGACAGAAGACAGAAACATTGTAAATATTCTTTAATCGTAAAGTTCAAACGAGGGTAGTTGATACTTATTTGCCCACACTTCTTCGCTGCTGTCGCTGTCGCTATCGCCTTCGTCACTCTCGCTGTCACCTTCGTCACTTTCGCTGTCACCTTCGTCACTTTCGCTGTCACCTTCGTCACTCTCGCTGTCGCCATCGCCCTCGGAATCAGAATCAGACCCATACATTTCATATTGCCATTCGGGGTCCACATTTTCTTCTCCATGTGCCTGGTGACAAACAGTGTCATAGAGTAAATTGAAACCAAAATTGGCAACCATTGTCATCAAGTCATCTACGATGGATGAAACATTGCTCCCATCGGTTTGCGAGTTTCCAGCGATTTCGATTGCATTTTGAACAAATCGTTCGACATCCGCTTCAATATGGAGCGAAGTCAGTTCATGATTCAAAAGCATAACGCCGTCATCATAAGAAATGGGCGTGACGATTTTTTTTGCATTTTCTTCAATGGGTGCGCGACAAAGGGGGCATGAGGTATTGTATTTCAAGTGACTAATCAAACATGAGAGGCAAAATGTGTGACCGCACGGAGTGGTTGCGATATTGTTTTTTTGTCCACTTTCCTGTTTTTCCAAGCAAATGGAGCAAATATTTTCTTCTTCTTTTTCTTTTTCTTCTTCTTTTTCTTTTTGCGGGTTTGCAAACTCATAACCAATACATCCAATCACGCTGTGACGCCTCGTCAACGAGCCCAATTTAAAGTAACTGGAACTGGGTACAGGGATGAGACTAGGGATGAGGTTTCCATTGTTGCCATTGTTTCCATTGTTGCCATTGTTGCTGTTGTTGTTGCTGTTGTTGTTGCTGTTGTTGTTGCCATTGTTGCCGCCACTAATATCTTGAACTGATGTCATGAAAACCGTTGTCCGTTCATGCAAAACATAAATATAATAAAAAAGTATTCAATTTATATTTTTCAAATAAAATCACACACCACACCATAAATGGCATGGATACAATAAATAATATAATATAAAAACAATAAAAACATAAATTATTATTTTTTGTTACTTGATTTATTTTTAGATGATGACGATTTATTTTCCGATTTAACGGCATTTCCGGCTGCTAACATATAACCAGCTGCCTTCTGTGTTAAATAGGAGGATGACAACTTGGGTGCATTATTTTCTTTTACTGGCATTGGAATGAATGTAATATTCTAGATTGTATATAAATATATATATAATCTTTATATCACATCTTTATATAATATTAATAAAAACCCATAAACCCGCCACACGCCACACACACATCATAGCATCATAAATAAAAATTGATTTTAAAAACAATAAATGTAAATGTGTAAAGAAGCAGTTCAATCAAAAACAATTTCAAAATTTAAACGAGAGAAACAAACAAACTAAATGACAAGTGGTCACTGTCATAATCGCTTCAGCCGCCTGACATGGTTATATGGACTGAAAGAAAGAGACGACTGTATTGAAGTTGAAGTTGTTGTCGTGCACCAAAATAATAAGGAAGAAGAAGAACGGAACCAAGACCAAGGTAGTGGGCGAAAAGCACCCCCCTACGACCCCCTCTGTGAAAGGAGGGGGTGTGGGGGAACTACGTTCCCTCAGGACCAAGACCAAGGTAGTGGGCGAAAAGCACCCCTCTACGACCCCCTCTGTGAAAGGAGGGGGTGTGGGGGAACTACGTTCCTTCAGGGCCAAAATAAAAAAGATGCCATAATAATCGAGACCACGACCAAGACCAAGACCAAGACCAGTCAATTAAAACGTTGGTCGACATTTAGATGTCACACTTTTCCGGAAGGAGCAATTGTTGTTGGATTTCGAGGTCGCCGAGACTACAAAGATGGAGTTTGTCAAGGCATAATGTGTTGTGCATGGTCAAATGAACAAAATCAGTTTATACCGTGCACATACACGATATCAAATGGTTACAATTCAAAATTTAGTGTTACCGATTTTGAGACGCTGGAACTTTGCGACAAGGAAGAATTCACGTTGAAAAACCCAGATGCTGTTAAAAGCATTAAAAAACAAATGAGATGAGAGTATCTGTAAGTAAGTAAAATAAAGTTGAAAAGTTATTAAAAGATTATTAAAAATTATTTATTGATTCCCTTGCCTTTATTTTTTTTATTTTTATTCTTTTTCTTGTTCATCTTTGTATAATAAACCACATCATTGGCGGTGGTCCTAATTTCATAACCTGAACACGATGAAGAAGAAGACAAATCCAAATCTTTTTTTTCTTCAACAGTAATAACAATATTTTCATCAACATTATTTTCATTATTAAGTATTATTTCAAGCGGGTCGACAATTTTTGCGCTCAAGACGAGAACATCATCATGTTCTGCATCATTGGTGACATTTGTTGCACTTACCGCCTCATCAACTTTAATACTGCTAAAATAACCGCCCATTTTTATAATCAATCTATAAAATAAAAATAAAAGATAAAATGAATAACAAATAAATTATAAAAATATTCATGTATAAAAATTGAAATTTATAAATTTAGACTAAATTCTAATTTTATGAATTAAAATATCAACATTATACCAGGTTTTAAATATAAAAATATATAATTTATATTATAATATATATATATATCAATCATTAAGTTAAGTTCCCATAAAAATATAGATAGTTATGGCAGCACCAGCAGTAGTAGAACCATCGGATTTAAATCTACCACCTCCTACTCCCGAAGAAAGTGTTGATAATCCAACAAGAACAATTCAGTATGAATATCAACATTTTTTTGAGAGATATAAAGATAAAAAAGATGATTTAAGAAGGGACTCACTAACGCCAACAACAAATTTTTATATACGCATGGATGCAAGTGACCCTAATTTTGCATGCAGCCGCGACAGCTTTTACTTGTCACTACTACATGTTAGAGTAGTAGATAAAGAGGGTTCAATAAAAAGATTTCATAAATGTGCATTACAAGGCATTGCTAGAGCACCAGGAGCAGCAGCGGATACTGTTGATGTTGATGCTGCAATTCATGGTTATTCTATACTTATAAATGATTTAATTAAGGCAGACCAAGGACCTGATGCAGTAATCGTAATGGATTTTTTAAAAACAGATTATGCTGAAGCAATGAGTCAATATCGAGAATCTTACGATATAAGTAAAAAGAATGTTCTTGCATTACTTGGTGGTGATTTAAATGCTTTAGAAGCGTGCCCTAAACGATTGAAAGATGAAGTTTTACTGGAAGTATTTAGTGACGAACAACTTTATATTGCTTCATCTACAACGGTGAAAAAAGCTATAGCTGAACTTGTGATAAATGGACAAGATGATATGGTTAACGTGTATAACACGGGAATGACTCGTCCAGTAAGACTTAATTTTTTTGCTTTTATTTTAAATCAAACACCGCAATTTATAGCCAGTTTACCTGAAGTGATGAAAAATTATATTATAACACGACTTAATAATAATGCATCTGATTTAAGTGTGTTCTTAGGTACTGTTCAGTGCGGAAATAAATATCCAAATGCCGCTGGCGCCGCCGCTGCAGTCGTTGCCGCTGCTCAAGCCGCCGCCGCTGCCGCCGCCGCCGCTGCTCAAGCCGCTGCCAAACGTGGCGTGTTTTATCAAAGAAGAGAGGGCGCCGGTGGTAGTCAAAAACGAACATTAAGAACATTAAGAACATTAAGAAAAATAAAATCAAAAAAATCAAAATCATATAAAAAAAAAATAAATAGAAAAAAAAGTCATCGTCGTTATCGTCGGAATTAAAATTTAGTTATTAATTTTATTAATTTAATAATATGAATAAGAATTTTCAACACTTATAAATCAACAAAATTTCAAAAATTTAAATATAATAAATATATTATCTAACGATATTAAAGAGATGACTCTAGTTTAGCGTGGGGAAGGCGGCGGCTGAAAGGTTATAGCTCCTTTAGTTCAGTCGGTAGAATTTGGGTCTTATTAACCCAAGGTCATGGGTTCGAGCCCCATAAGGAGCATTTAATCAAATATTTTTATTCACACATATTTCCATATAAACCCTTTAGTAGATTTGGTTTTTTCTCTAAGGTATAATGAAATTACTCTTCGAGTGATAGACGTTTTTTTAGATGCTTCGCTTATACTTGTATATTCATTTAATAAGTTATTATTAATGTCATACTGTTGAATTTTAATTGGTTTATTTTCATTATTATATTTCTTTAAACCTTCGCTTATTTTTCTTTTCACATCATCTGTTTTAGGTGTTCGAGTGGCTTTTTGATGTTTATTAGAATTCAACATTCCGAGTTTCATTCTTTCTTTTACTTCAGGAATATTCAAAACTATTTTATTTCTTTCTGATAATTGTTTTTTTAATTCAGGATTGTCAATGTATTTTTTTTTTAATGTAGTTTTAATTTTATTTTTAACTTCTTCTGTATGTTTTTTTCCTTGAAATCCGCCACCACCTTCGCCTCCATTTGTTATGTTATACCCATTTGGAAAAATACTATTATATTTATTTATATACTCTATTTCGTATTTAAATCTGTCATCAACAAAACAAATAACTAATACAGTGAAAACAAAATTTTCGATGCCATATTTTATCACAGCGTCTCTTAAAGCCGGGCAGCAGCAACCCTTGTTATTTTCTATGGTTTTTTTATGTTGATTCCATCTACGAGTCACATCTAAACATTTTGTTTCGCCGATATAACATTTTTTTGTAATTTTATTAAGTATTCTATAAATATATGCCATGATGTTTGTAAGTAATGTGTATAAACAGTAATATATAACTATATCAATTTTAATTAATATACTAAACCCTTTGACAACCTTACAGCTGTATAATTAAACATAGGTTGTCAGCATCCAGCGGTACCAACCCGCTCCTACAAACAAATGAACAACAAACAATTAAACAAATGTCATTACGCACAGTATGGCATGAACAAATGCAAACGCACACATAACAACATAAAAAACACATGCAAGGTAATGAAAACAAAAACACGAATGTTAATGAAAAGAGCAAACAAACATAACCGACTGAGTTGTTTGATTTCGACTTCTATTTCATTCAATTCGATGTTGTTTAGTAATTATCAAAAATTGCGGATATGTGATTTATAAGTTTGTTAACTGTGTGGTTTGGTTTGTTACAAATTTATTGTGTGTTTGTCATAAGTTTGTTACAAGTTTGTTACAAGTTTGCATAGTCAAACTCAAACAACAACCAACAAACAAACCACCAGAAACCATACCATACTCGATTTGGTTTTATTGGTTGGTTAATTAATAGGATTTACAACAAACAGCAGTATAAATGACCAAAGTGTCAATTGTTGTAAGCAGCCAAATAAATCTTTGAACCCCCAACCATATTATTTCATATCCCTATCCATAATCATATCATATACATCATATATCGCACATGGCATATATTTGCAATCCATATTCAACCCAAAAAAAAGGTAAATGGACCCCAACATAATAAGACCAACAGCTGCTGCAGCTGTGGCGACATCCCTATAACCCTAGGGATAACCCAATAATTGTGTATAGTTTATTAAAATCTAACACTAATAATTTTTTTCAGGACGCAGCACATAAGGAGGACGACGACGACATCAAGACAAGACGCAGGAGCATATAAGAAGGAGCAGGAGCATATAAGAAGGAGCAGGAGCATATAAGAAGGAGCAGGAGCACATAAGGAGGAAAAGTAAAAATAAAAATAAAATAATTGCGCGCAATAATGGCTAGCTAGACCCGAAGCGTGCACGGGTCCGTCCATTAATAGTGATTAGCCACCACAACAAACATAAAATAAAAAACCAATAAAAAACCAATAAAAAATAAAAAATCAAAAGACCCCAAAAAATAGTTTACAAACCCAAATTCAGAAAATAAAAACAAAAAAATACATCTACGCATTGAGGTGACTAAGACCAACAGGCATCACACTCGAATTGTTTTTTACACAACTCATTCGCTTATTTTTATCATTTTTTAGAATGAGTAATTGTAATATAATGTAAATGTAACTTTTGTTGTTTTCTGAAGAATAGGACAATAATAATAAAAATGTGAAAATCTCCGTTTCGCGCGAATGGCCGAGTGGTCTAAGGCGGTGGACTTAAGCCCCACTATCTCAGGATGCGCAGGTTCAAACCCTGCTTCGCGCAAAAATACAAAAATATTTAATATTAATAATAACTTTCGGGTTATTATTAATTTTTATTCCAACATGTAACCCTATTATGTACTCAAATCAAGCACTTGTAATAATCTATATATTTCTAATTATTTATTTTGCTTATTATATTATTATATAATATATTATATTATATATATAATGAAACTAATATTAAATAAACCGGTGCGTAAGTTTAACCAAGTTGTAAAAGGAAATGTCAATATTAAGAAATTTGATGAAAATAATAAAAATAAATATATAATTACATTTAATAAAATTAGTAATTTTTTAAGGTATCAAATTTGGTCTGATTCTAATATGGAATTCAAATACAATGAAAAACGTTTAACATTTTATGAAGATGCAAAAAAATGGGTAACAACTTTTAAAAATGTTAATAAAAAATTAAAAGAAAAAAAAAAACCTCTGTTTCTACCAACGACCATTATGGAAATCGAAAATAACAATTATATATTTGTAATTAATGATGCGAATGTAAACAGCAAAGGTGACGTTGTTTTTCAGGTATCCACTAAAGAAATTGATTTAGTAAAAGATACTTCCCAAGAACTGTTGAAACTTCCTTTGGGTAACCATAATAATGTACGTTTTGACATTGATTCAATGATGTACACATCTAATGATTATAATGGTATAAACTTATGTGCAGGTGTTTATCAAGGTTCACCTTGGATAGGAGTTCCAGGTTTTCCGGCATTTTGTAGTTGGATTAATATTGGTGAACAATCAGGATGGTATACCGTGTTCTCTGGATCAGCTAATTTTGCTGCGAAGACGAATTTTATTCTTCCTAATGCATATTGTCTTATTAATTGTTCTAATCCTTCTGGTACTACTGACCCTAACGAATTAATTGGCAAGATAGTTCTATTTCAAAGTTTTGAAAATGACATAGCGGGTCCAAATAATTTGCCTGATTTAGCGGCCATAGTTACTTCTAAAAGTCAGCAATGGTTGTTCTCATAATGTAATTAAGTTGGTTTTTATTTCACACAATTCAATTTAATTTAAATGTAAAAAATTATTGAATTAACCTATTTTATATTTTATTTATTTTTTTATAAAAAAATATAAATTGAAAACTTAAAATCTATGGTAACAATGTGCAGTGTTCCGACAAAGAAGCAACAAGAACAATGACCGCCCCCGCCAATACCGCCAATACCGCCAATCCCAAGTATAATCCCACTCAAACGACCCCGTTTGAAGTGAAAATCGAGCTGATGAATAAAGAGACCGACGGAAGTGGAAAGCATTTCGGGTTTTTCAAACTGACAACAAACCCCTTTCCTGAAGGGCACAAAAAGAACGGCAACTACCGAGTTCATGTTTCGCTGGATGTTTCAGGTTCGATGATGGAACAGGGTCGTCTTGCGCTAGCAAAAGAAACGATTGCAAAGATGGTTGAGTTTCTTGCATCCGCCTCGAAAGAAAATCCCGATTTGCATTTTTGGCTAACGCTGACCACATTCAGCAATGAAGCAGAAATCTTCATCGACAATGCCAAGGTAAGTGAAGAAAGCGCACCAAAACTAACTTCCACAGTTGAGAAACTCTACACCAAACAAGCGACCAATTTTGAGGCATCATTCAAGCTCGACCGCGAAGTCATGGAACAGCAAGCTGCAGCTGACCAGGAAGCTGGAAATGCTGTGACCACTTTGCACATCGTGATGACGGATGGCGAAGTGACCGCCGGCAACACCAATGAAGACGAGTTGAAAGGCATGCTTTGCAACGACGTCGAACATGTGTTCATTGGCTACGGTGCCGGGCACAAGGCATGCTGCTTGATGAATTTGGCAAGCGTGAACGACAAGAGCAGCTACTTGTTTCTGGACCATCCAACCAAAATGGGAGCAATGTTTGCACAAATCTTCTGCCCGCACCTGTTCACCTCAATTTCTGATGTGGAGATTGTTTTGACGGGAGCAAAGTTCCTCGACATTGAATCCGGTCTTGAAGTGTCAACCCTAGCCTTGAAGCGCATTGCAGCCGACACAACCAAAACCTTCCACATTTTGACCGACAACGACGATGAAGATGAAGACAATGAAGACGACAAGGCACGCGCGCGCTACAATGACGACTACAACAACGGCGTCACTGCAATTTCGGTCTCAATGCAATTCCGCTCATTCGACAATGCAAACCTTGATGAGCCTCCCAATTTCCCCTTTCGAACTTCAGTCCCGGTTGTATCGGCAACGACACACTCGCTCGATGTGCAAAAGGAGCACAAGCGCTGGGCAGTTCTCGTGTTGATGAAGGATGCAAAGAATTTGAAAAGTTGTGAGCAGACGCATCAGCATATGATGGCATCGAGCCATTGGAGTCAACGGGACCCAAAACAAAATGGCTTCAAAGAAGAGAAGAATGCTCTCATTCGTCGCGCAACCGAACTCAAGGATGAAATCAGGGAATTCGCGGAGCAGAATGGAATTGCGGATGACGAAATGTTGAAGGATTTGACGACCGACCTTGTTGTCTGCATTTGCGCGATTCCGAGTGATGAGCACGGGCTCATGTACATCAATGCGCGATTCAGGTCATGCAATGATGAGACGCCGACATCTGTGAGCGATTTGACGCCCCTTGACGACCACGTTCATGAATACGTGAATTCATCCGGTTACGTCTGTGGTGATGACCAGCTGTTTTCATGTGGCGGAGACAATCGGGAAGCTCTGTACCGACAAAGGTCTGGTGCGGGAAATGCGGCATACGACAACATGGCTCGAGTCATGTCACAGGAGCCTGAACAACAAGAACAGCACCAGCCACAACTGCAGCGCCGTCGTTCTTCGTACCAGCAGCAGCAGCAGCAGCAATTCAGCGACGACGTGAGCCATCATGGCTACGGCGGCTACAACGACGACTCATTTTCCGATTCGAGCCCTGTTGTAATCAACAGTAATGACGACGACGTACCTTCCGCTGCCCGCCACTGATTCAAACTGAAAAATGATTCAAACAACAAAATGCAATAAAATAAAACAAAATAAAACAAAATAAACAACAAAATATAAAAAGGCATTGGATTGCCAAATAAAAATATTTTTTATTTATTTATTTAATTATTTAATGATTTATGATAATAATAATATCACACTTGTCCCTGATAAATCAAAATATAAATTAAACCAATATAGAATTTATTTTTTATCCATCTATATCTATAAGAGTTAACAAAACGTTAAAGAAATAAATGTCAATCGCAGCAAGTGCAGAGAATACCATGTTTAAAAAAGTAGAAAATGAAAATAATAATAATAATAATAATAATAATAATAATAATAATAATAATAATAATTGTGAGAAAATAGAAATAGAGAAAAAAGAAAATGAAACAACATCTGAAGAAATACACGATTCGGATGATGATATGATAGTTATATCAATTCGAGAAACTTATAAAAATGAAACAAATCAACCACCTCCACCACAACAACCACAGTTAGAAGAAGAAGAAGAAGAAGAAAAACAACCACTTCCTCTAACACAAACACAAATAAATGAAAAAGAAGAAGAGGAAGAGAAACAGTCACAAACACAAACAACACAAACAACACAAACAACACAAACAACACAAACAACACAAACAAATGAAGAAAAAGAACCACAAAAAAAAGGAGAAGAATTCTTTGCAGAGCTAAAAGATGAAATGGAATCGAAAAAACTGTTTCCTCTAATGCCGTGTAACATGGCATCTGCATTCGGTTACGCGATGCAGCACGTTGAATATTTAGATATTACAAATGCAGAGAGAAAAACAATGGCGATAGAACTTGTAAAATGTTTAGCATATTCGAATAATGAACACGGCGCTAGAGAATGTTTTGACTATCTTTTTCAAAATAATATGACGGATAACATTATAAAAACAATCATTGATTGCACAAAAGACCGGTATGATATCAATAAATACCCGCATACAAATCGTAACATTGTGTTATCGTGCGTGTCTCTTTCAAAAAAAGTAAAAAAAACAACCAGACCTAAATTCGAGTTGTTGGAAGATTTATTCGATTTTGAATTTAAATTCAACTTCTGCGAATTGAAACGATTTTTAAAAATGAAAGATGGCTCTAAAAGCGTGTAAAAGGAATCAAGGATAACTAAGGATAACTCACATAACAAATCAAATCATTGGACGGTTTCACGTTGGATTTCATGAGCATTTTAGTAATCGACGTATCAACTGTGTAACCATTGTTAACCAAAAATGTCATGAGGTCGGGAAGCTCATCAACTGTTAAAAGTTTATTTTTATGATTCGGATTAAATATTGCAAAAATGCAAGGTGGGTTAAAACCATTGGAACCAGAACCGCAACAGTCGCCATTGCCTCCATTGCCCCCATTTCCTCCACTGCCTCCGCTGCCTCCATAGGTGTCAAAATGTGACAATCGAGGGGAACGAATGCGTTTGACAATCTGGGTTAAATTTCCAGTTGGCATTTTATTAATGCGAATAATTTTTTTATAACATTGGTTTCGTTCATCATAAAATGGCGCGCCAACAATAGAATACATTACCATGGTAAATAATAAAAAATGTTTTAATGTATATATTTATACAATACAAAATAAAAAGAATAAAACAAAAAAATATTTTATTCTTTTTTTGTTTTATTCTTTTTATTTTGTTTTATTTTTGGTCAGGGAAACTAGTATAACCCTTGACCTTTTTTTTGTCTTCTCAGACGAACTCACACTCGAAGTAGTCGCTCTGAAGAACAGATGACATTGCCTTTTGGAGACGAGCACCCGCCTTTGCCTTCTCATGCTGGCGTGTCCAGTAGGGAGGCGTGCGCTCCTTTTTTGAAGCAGATGCAGCAGCAGCAGCGATGGATGCGAGGATGTCTGCCGCTTCAACCGCTTCAATGTGCGCGTCGTACTTTGCCGCCTGCCTCTTTGAAACTCTTTTGCCTGTGGCCTGATGCTTGCGCTGTTCTTGTGCTGATGCTTGCGCTGGTTCTTGTTCTTGGTTTTGGTTTTGGTTTGCGAATGCGACAGTTTTGGATTTTTTGGTGAAGGTGGCCGTTTGTTGCTGTTGCTGCTGTTGATGCTGCTGTTGGTGCTTCAGTTTCGAATTTCGGGTTGTTCTTGTGGAGATGGAAACGCCGGCATCATCGCCACCGTCAAAGCATTCCTGGTCGTAGTCTTGCTGCTTGTTGTCGTCGGTTGCGATGTTCTTCCTTGCCGCATTCAAGTAGTCGTAGCGACTCGTGTGGCTGCCAATGTGGATGGAAGCGGTTTGTCTGGTAACGGGCGTCATTATTTCTTGTGGTGGTGTTGCTTGGTGAACTGATGATTGTAAAGTAAGATAATAAGTTTTCAATTTATATTTTTTACAGTGTAAAATGCAGCTTAAAAAATAAAAAGTCAAGTAAAATGAAATGAAATGAAATGAAATGAAATGAAATGAAATGAAATGAAATGAAATGAAATGAAATGAAATGAAATGAAATGAAATGAAATGAAATGAAATGAAATGAAATGAAATCATTTTTTTTGTCTCCATTCTCCAGCAGAAACATGAATGAAAATATTTCTTGATATTTTTACCGGAATTATATTTATTTTTATTTTAGATACAGAAGCAAGTCTGTGTACAACTGTGGTGACTACATCAGGACCTGTTAAATACAGAACATCGTAATCATTCTTAGGAGCGGATTGAATGTGCATGCGTCGCCTTATCTCCGTCAATATTTCCATAAAAATCGGGTTTTTGGGTTTGGATGAAAATGCATAATTTGCAATTCGGATAGGATGTTCGGGAATTCCCTTTCGAATGGGTTCATAGCGGGATTCATGACTGGTGGCATTCGTAATAATTTTTTCAACAAAGAAACATTCATTTGCAGTTATATTTGAAAGCGGTTTCCTTAATAGTACATCGGCGTCGAGGTAAGTTCCACCGCAATGATAAATAATCAGGTAGCGAATAATGTCAAATTTCATAATATTTGTAGCTCTTTTATAAATTCCTTCATATTGAGGATATTCTAAAATTAAATTTTCGCAATCTGCTTTTGACCATACTTTCAGTTGACAGTTTGAGTTTTTTAATACACTTGCAAATCCTTGGCTATATTTTTTATTTGGATGGTCAGTCGGGCTTGGTGCGTCAATTCCGTACCAAATCAAATGAACAAGAGCCGGAATTAAATTAGTATTTTCTGCCATTTTTTCTGTTGTTGCCGTTGTTGCTGTTGTTGCTGCTGTTTCTTTTAGCTCCATTATTTATTATTTTTTTGTATTATATATATATGTTACAAACAAACAAATAAAATATAACAAACGATAAATGAAAATGAAAATGAAAAAAAAAATTCATAATGGTCATAATGGTGGAACACCAAGAGTAACACCAATGAGAACAATGACATCAAGAAGAAGAGGAACAACATCAAGAAGAAGAGGAACAACATCAAGAAGGAGAGCAGCAACATCAAGAAGGAGAGCAACAACATCAAGAAAAGCAACAACATCAAGAAAAGCAACAACTCCAAATGTGTTGAAAACGTCGCTTCATTTTTTATTTACTTATATTGCAGAAATTCATAAATGGGATGACAACATTGATGATGTAGTAGATGCATACATAACCATGTTTAAAAGGTCAAACGTATTTGAAACGGGTTCGTCGCCATCATCGCAGTCGCCATCATCGCCATCGCCATCATCGCCATCATCGCAATTTGGTGGAAAATTTGATTTTCCATTTAAAAAATATGCAAGCTGGTTGATGCACACAGCCGTGGGTAAATTCGATAGCCCGTGTAACACCTTGATTAGCAGCATTTCTTTATCGACCTACGCAATAATGGTGTACGCATTTGTGCAGTCAATGCAGAAACATAATTTTGATGTAGCTGCCGCAACGTCAGACGAATCATACATCTATTCATTGGCAACTCCTGTTAAATATGCGCTGTATCATTACTTTCCTTCAGTTCACGAATTTCAAGAACAAATATTTGTAATCTTTGATGAATATATTCGGCAAGTATTCCACTCATTTTCCGAACAATTTTTAATTTCACTTGTATCTCAAAATCCAACAAGGATGATTATTAATTTATTGCGTTCACTTTATTATGATGGAAATTTGTATAATTTATTTGTTGTAAAACCAATATCATGCATTCTACAGTACAAAATAAAATCGTGCAAAAGATTATGCTAAATGCTAAATGCTAAAAATAATATAAAAATAAAACAATAAGAAAAAATTTTTGTTTTGTTTTGTTGTTTTCATTGATTGCACTCGGTAGCAATTCAATTTTATTCGAGTCCTCCTCTCTTCAGAAACTCTTCATCGTCTTCAGAGTCGGTATCGCCCCACATCTTTTTCTTGTCCTGCTTGGGCACGGCTGATTCTGTTCCTGGTGCCTTCCTTGGTTTGAATGCAAGCGGAGGAAGAGGTGCAAGAGATGCGGCAGCAACAACGCGTGGAGGAAACTTGGAAACAGGTGCTACTGCAGCCACAACCACAACAGGTGCAGTAACAAGAGATGCCCACGATGCAGGCTTAGTCGCACGATAACGACCAACTGCATCAGGAGAGTATACAGGCGAACCAACCTCTTCTTCATCAGACGATGCCAAATCAGCAAATGCATTGCCTCGTTTGTTGTAAACGATTTTGTTTGAAGGTGCCGCAGGTGAATGAACGGGCGAAGCCTCTGGAGGTCCGCGTCTCAAAAGCGGTTCATCGTTTCGAAATCTTGAAATGAATGAAAGGGGTGGAAGCGATGACAATGTCGATTGTGTCGACTGTCTTTTTCTGTTGGAAAGTTCGGGGAAAGCTGCTGCAAATTGTTGTTTTTGTTCTTTTTCAAGTGTAGGGAATACAATACGGGGAATTTGTTTTGATGAGTGTGAGGAGGAAGAAGAAGAGGAGGAAATGGGGGGCAAACGAACACGAGCCAAAGAAGCAACAGGAGCAACAGCAACTGGAGCTGTTGAAGAAGAATTGGAAGCCTTGCAGTAACTTGAAGTGTGACCAGTCTCACCACAAATGCGACATTCAATCGACAGCAAGTAGGGACACGTAATCGCGCTTGAACGGTCAAATTTGTCGGCGCGCACATAATGCGTGTCGTAACCGGGGCGTCCTGCAGCATGACAAACTGCACAAAACTTGGCTTGATTTCCACTCTTGCCGTTATTTCCGTTATTGTATCTGCTGCTCATTGTTATTGCTGCTGTTATTGCTTTGTCGAGGAAATGTTCTTGTTGTTCGTTCTTGTCTGGTGCACTGACAAATGTAATATAACAAATAAGTTTTTCAATTTATATTTTTTGCATTGAAAAACTTATGAAAAATCTTTAAAAGTTTAAAAAAAACCCATTGGAAAAATGAATTCATTTTATTTCATTTTATTTCATTTCACCAAATCACCCTACCTGCTCGTTAAAATGGAATAACTGCTAAAGCTAATAAATCCAAGTGCCTGCATGAGCATGACAACATAAGGAAGCAAAACAAGGAACCAAGAAACAGAGCTGAATCCCTTTCTACACAACCATCCTAAAATGTAGGTCCAAAAAAGTGCAAATAGAAAATTAATAAATACCATAAGAATGGGCACAGAAAATAACTGAATGAAGGAAAAAATGACGGCAATCGTCAAATAAATTTTTGCAGGAGTGCAATAATATTTAAACGCGTTCAATGGGTTCATTTTTGTAAGCACCTATATTTGTTTATATTTATATGCGAAAAAAATATAAATATAAAAGTATTCTTAGTATTCTTAGTATTCTTAGTATTCTTATTATTTCTAAATCTTTGGAAGAATATTTAAATAATATCCCATTATCATTATCCAGAACCCTTTAGAACCACGAAAACCATTTTCCCTTTGTTTTGCTGCTGTCGTCATTGATTTTATTTTCCTGTTCCTGTTCCTCCTGTTCCTGTTTAACAGCCGCTGCCGTTGTCACCAGTTCCACTTCTTCTGATTCGATGACGACTTCCGCGACTTTTACATCTTCGCATGTGCTGGTGCTGACAGTTTGCGATTCTTTGACTTCGACCTCGACTTTGACCTGTTCGACAGAAGCAGCTGCTGCAAACTTATTCTCAAATTCTGCCAGCATTTGACTACATTTCTCAAAATCTTTCAGCATTTGACTACATTGCTCCCCGTCAACATCGTCGGCATCTTCAGAATAGTCATAATAACCATTGTTGTTCCCACCATCATTCCCACTAGACCAGGTGTCAGCATTTCCGGCAGAATAAGGCGCGTCATAGTCTCCCACACAGCTGCCATCGGCACAGGTAAAAGGATTCCATTCTGCTTGCTGCTGCTCTTGCTGCTGCTCTTGCTGCTGCTCTTGCTGCTGCTCTTGCTGTTGCTCTTGCTGTTGCTGTTGCTTGCTTGTCGCGCGAATGCCGTAACACTTTACAAAGTCAACATCTTGAGCGTGGGTAGAGTTGCGCGATGTAACTTCTTCAACAATTTCAACCGCAGTATTCAAAAACGACGCAAATTCTGTAAACACGGCACGATTTTTCAAGCTGAAAATGCACCTTTCTGCGTGCAAGTGTAGAAGTTGAAACTTGCGAACCGAATGGTTAATCCTGCACATCAACTTTTCAATCTGAATAAACAAGTCTCGTCTGCGCTCCTCAACTTCAATGTAATCCAACGAATGAATGAGTTCTTGGCATGCATCGCAATCATCACAAACATTTACAACCAAGCCAAGCATTTTTTTCAACTTCATATTCTTGTTGATTTCCAAAAATTCGACATCAGAAACACAAATCCTTGCATATTTGTTGTTCAACGTCGAGATAAATGATGACAAACTTTTGCTCGCATCCTTCAGCCCAAGCAGCCCCTCACCCGACCTTTTTCTTGACAAAAACCGCAAACTCTCCAGCAACTCGTTTACGGTATTCTGCAGCTCGCCAACTTCGGTTTCAAGACTGTTAACCTTGCACTCGTATTTTTCAATATCTGCACCATACTTCCATTTTTGAAACGCGGCTTCCATCGTTGCATTTTCTGTTGTTGCCACTGTCGTCGCTGCCGCTGCAGATGACGACGACGACAACGACAACGACTTGAAATAGTAGTTTGGATTGGCCATGAGAAACACGTTGCTCCATTCTCCAATCAACAAGTCTCCGCGACAAACGCTCTCATAAAATTCATTTTCATAATCAGTATAAACCCCATGCTCGTTGGGTGGCATCTCAATATTCACAATTGCAAACTTGTAACACGGGTCCGCGCGAGGCAGCGTCAAGTCCAATTGAATCGGCGCATTATTCAAATTTTCATCAAAGCCCTGCACCAATATCACATTCTTCACATATTTTATTTCTCTCAAAGACAAAGATGAATATAGAATTCGACGCTCAACTGCTCTTGCGACTTCCATTTTGGTTACATTATTTGGCAAGGTGGGAATGCACACCAGGTAACAGTGGGTTCCAACTTGAATGCTGTTGTTATTAACGATATTATTTTCTCGGATATTATTACTATTATATTGAGAAAAAGCCGATGAGGTGGAGGAGGTTCTAAGAGTGACCATTGAAACGAATGCGATGAGTTGTATATATATACTTGTCATCATTTGTTTATATCATTTCAAAATTCAATTTTTATTATAATGTTCCTTCATTGTCTAATTCAATCAAATTAAATTAAAAAATAATAATAAAAAAAATAACCATCATCAATCCAATCATTGCATCATTCGTCGTAACCATCATTCGCCATACCCATCATTTTCATAATCGTCGTCATCGTCGTCCTCGTCGTCGTCGTCCTCGTCATCATCGACTTTTCTTTTAGATGACTTTATAGATGTTATTTTATTTGAAGCGGAAAACCTTTTTGATAAAATAATTTTATTTGCAATATATTCGCTTTCTTTTTTAACAAGTATGTGAGACACGTTGCTAAGTGTGGCTGCAGCAGCAATTGCAGCCAGTCGCTTTTGCTGCTCGTGCTGTTGCTGTAATAATATATGCGACGAAGAAGACAGTGCATTTTTAAAATTAATTTTGTTATTTTGAGTTTCTGATTTTACATTTACTTTTGATGACAAGGAAGGAAAGTTGTCATCATTTAAAACCAGTTTTGAAGCATCAACAACAGCGGCGGCGCCTGCATTTGCATTTGCATAGTTTGAATTCGAGTTTAAAAATATGTTATTTCCATTATTTCCATTATTTCCATTATTTCCATTATTGGTAGTAGCGACAGAAACAGAAGCACACCTGTCATGCTGATAGCGCTCACGACGGTTTCCATTTGTTCCAACGGGTTCATATTCTTCACATTCACTCAAAAATGTATTGAAATTTGTCTTTGATTTTGACATTACGGTGTGTACGACGTAGCACGTTGCTTAAGTGCAAAGGTTTGTTGCTTTGGTATAATTTTATAAACTAATGTGTTTGTATATATTTATGTATTTATTTTATATTATTTATTCGTTTTTATTCGTTCCATTTTTTTATTCTCCATTTGTAAAAAATTGAAAAGTATTTTACAAATGCTAAATCAATCAGAAACCAGAAACAGAGAACAGTTTCATGCAGCAGCAGCAAGGAGTAAACGAAGATGACAATGCAGGCATGTGTGTCGACAACAACACACTCGCACATCATGCTAAACCAAAAAACACGGTTTTCAGATTTAATTTGAGTGATGAAATGGTTGATGCGCTTTTGCAATTTTCAAAAATGCATCAATTTGATGACCGTCATTCTTACACTGATGCGTGGAACGAGTGGAAAAATAATACGGATATTTCAATAATAATAAATAATGAAATTCGGCGACTACAAAGTCTGGACTACAAGGGGTCTGCAGAGTCTATAGAGAGCAAAATATTCAAAAGCGGTCGATACTATTTTCGCAATAAATCATTCGTCAAGGCACCTCCCAAACCGAGAGGAAAATACACTTCAGTTTCAAAAGAACTTATTTGTGCAATGGATGAACATATTGCAAGAAGAATAAACAATAATGACAATAATAATGATGGCAATGATGGTCAATTTCCTTCTCCCGAATCTCCCGCAGAATTGTTCAACGATTTCTGTAAAAAATGCGTAGGCATTTTGAAAATGGAAATTGACCGTCTCGTTGATTTAGAAGAATTTTCGGAAGACCCGTCGCTAATTATACCAAAAATAAAAAAAACATACAAGAATCGTGCATTTCAATTTTTGAAATAAAAAACACGATAATACATTCAATAAATATTTGTGTTATTTATTTTTAATATTATATTATTTATTTTTAATATTATATTTATTTTTAATATTATATTTATTTTTAATATTATATTTATTTTTTATTTGAGTATATATATAAATAAATATAAAACCATTTTCCGTAAAAAAATGAATAGTAGTACAAAAGAATTCAAACCCAACATTAGTCAGAAAGAGGCCGCTCAATTAAAAAAATTTTCAAGCCAACTAGAAGATGAGGAAGAAATGAATACATTAAGAAAAGCTATTCAAGATGAAAGAAAAGCAAAATTTTCTTCGCAATCACTCGTTCTTCCGCGCGCCCCCCAGATGCTGTTGCATTCGTTTAAACCCCGGGATGCTGCTAGTGCTGCTGCTGCCCTTCAAGCTTCTAGAATTGCTTCGGCAGATGTCCCAATACAACAACCATTATCATTCTCTCAAAGAATTAACGCTTTTAAAACTGATGTTGCCCTTCAAGCTTCTAGAACTGGTTCGGCAGATGTCCCAACACAACAACCACAACAACTATCATCACTCGCTCAAAGAACTAAAGCTTTTAGAGCTGCTGCTGCTGCTGATGCAAGTCAACGTTCTCCGAGTTCTGATTTATTACACTCGATGGCGTCATCAGATGAAAGCGTCCCTATTAACCGAAGGTTGTTATCTAATGCTGGTGATGAGTTAAACTTTCCCTGGGCAAAGCAAGTTGCTGCGGTTGATGCGGATGCCATGGATGCTGCTGCTGCTGCTGCTGCTGCTGCTGCTGCTGCTGCTGCTGCTGCTGCAAGTCAACGTTCTCTGAGTTTTGACCGGAGGTTGTCATCAGGGTCTCAAGTTCCTGATGATGATTTTAATTTTGATGATGCTAACCGAAGGTTGTCATCAAGTTCTGAAAGTTCTAAATCGTTGCAAGATGAACTTGCCAGATTTGACCGGGACGCAGCTGCTGATTTTAGTGGTTTTGACGAGAGCGCTTCTACCCAGGCAACCGGACCACCAACAGTGCGCGGCTTTAAACGCCCCATGAATAATACAACCATAAATATTAATGATATTGAACGTGAAGAAGCAATAGCTAGAAGAGCTGCTGCTGCTGCTGCTGCTGATGCTGCTGCTGCTGCTGCTGCTGATGCTGCTGCTGCTGCTGATGCTGCTGCTGCTCCTGCAAAAAGGGGTTTTTTTAGTAAATTATTTAATCTTGGTGTTGGTGGTAAGCATACACATTATCGTCGTAAAAAATCTAAGAGCGCATTATCCCGGAAAAATTGCAAACGTTATTCTGTAAACGCAAAACGTCGTAATCGTCGTAAAAGTCGTAAGTAAAGGTTACAGTTACATCACATCACATTCCTACAATATTCATATTTTGACGACATAAATTTCGTTTAAATGAATGACTTATTGCCAATTTGATATATTTTATATTTTATATATATATATAATATATATTACATATAAAAGTTTTAATTACAAAGTTCCGAAAAATGTCATTCGCTCAAAGAATTGAAGCTTCTAGAGCTGCTCTTAAACAACGTGAACAAAATGATGCCGCTTCTGCTGCTGCCCTTCAAGCTTCTAGAGCTGATGCTGCTGCCCTTCAAGCTTCTAGAGCTGATTCTGCTGCCCTTCAAGCTTCTTCGGCAGCTGCCCCGATATCATCATTCGCTGAAAGAAATAAAGCTTTTAGAGCTGCTGCTGCTCCCCCGACATCATCAAGTTTTCAAGCTTCTTCGGCAGCTGCCCCGATATCATCATCAAGTCTTCAAGCTTCTTCGGCAGCTGCCCCGATATCATCATCAAGTCTTCAAGCTTCTTCGGCAGCTGCCCCGATATCATCATTGGCTGAAAGAAATAAAGCTTTTAGAGCTGCTGCTGCCCCCCCGACATCATCAAGTCTTCAAGCTTCTTCGGCAGCTGCCCCGATATCATCATCAAGTCTTCAAGCTTCTTCGGCAGCTGCCCCGATATCATCATTCGCTGAAAGAAATAAAGCTTTTAGAGCTGCTGCTGCTCTACGAGATGGAGATGAATCAACAAGATTACAAAGTTCTCAATTTTCTCAACGAATGCAACGACCGCCGTCGCAGCAACCAATAATATTCTTCCACAATGAATTCAAGGATTACGGCTTTTTATCCAACTTCTACCTGGCGAATTTCTTAGATCCGATATCAAAAATTGAATTTACCTCTTCGGAGAAGTATTATATGGCGGCCAAGGCAGTAATAGCCAATCAAGCTCAATCTTTCCACGACATTATGGAAACCAATGATCCGTTTATTGCCAAGGAATACGGAAGTTCATTTGAGGTACCAGGAGATTGGGAGTGGATTAAGGAGAATGTGATGGAAAACGCGTGTTACTTCAAGTTTTCTCAGAATAAAAAAATTGCCCAGGATCTGTTGGATACTGGCGATGCTTATCTCGTCGAGGCTGCTCCCAAAGACAAAGTTTGGGGCATTGGCATGAGTGAAAAACAAGCAAGACAGACCGATCCATCTATGTGGCCGGGTACAAACTTGCTCGGAAAAGTTTTGATGAGAGTTCGCAACCACTTGAAAGATGGTACGATGCCAGAAGATACATATATACATATCATACTTGATTTTTTATCAAGTGAAGAACTAAAAAGAATTGTTGTTCGTTCTTCTCAAACTTCTTCTCAGCAGCAACATGGAATACTTATTAGTCAACAACAACAACCACAGAGACAACGACCTGGGATACGTTCCATGGGCTTTTCCGAATCGTACGTGAAAGGCGCGCTCAAAAAAGCGAATGGCGATGAACAGCAAGCAATAGGTTTCCTTATACATGATTTGGTTACAACATTATTAACAGCAGTAAGACAAAATAATAAAAGTTGGATTAATCGGGAAGATGTTGAAGGTGTTGTAAGGGAAAATTTAAATAAGCCAAATGTTTATGGTGAGTCTTTAGCTCAATTAATAGATATTCCTAGACCAAAAGGATATATAGAAGAAGGTGCGAATAGTGAATTAGCAGCTCGCATTCGCGATATGCCTGAAATAAAAGTTGGAGGTGCCGGTAACTGTCTTTTTTTATCTCTTGTTGGGTCACTTGGAAACCTTTTTGAACATCTTGGAGACGATGTTGCTGCATTAAATCCTGCTCTTGATAATGAAGCGTCAATGCGTATAGCGATAGTAGATTTCGAAAGTGAACATTATAATCAAGAAATATTTTATCAAGCAGCTCCAATTGACTCAGAGTCACCACAACTTCAAAAACTATATTTGAATGATCCTAATGGAAGTGTTGGAGAAAAAGAAGTATATTATGATGAAGAAAATGTACATAAATATTTTAATTCAATGGCAAAAGATGGAACGTATGGAACAGAAGTAGAAATAATGGCCGCCGCTCGAATGTTTGGTGTTACAATATTTGTTCAAATTGAGCAGGGTAATCATTTTACACGTTATAGTAGTAGTTCAAATCCTGATGAAGATGAAACAGTAAGAGCAATTTATCTATTTAAAGGTAATGTGCATAATCATTATGATTGGAAAGACCCGTACGAAGAACATTTGGGTGGGAAACAGAAACAACAGAAACAACAGAAACAGAAATCTCGTAAGATAAATTGCAAAAAGTTATCAAAAAGATATAGTCGCTATAAAAAAAATTTGTACAAGTATTCGAGCCCGACACAAGCTCAAAAAATGGCAACTAAATATTTGGGTAAAACGGCAAAATTGTATCCAGCAAATAATCCTGTAAAAAAATACAGGATTTGCGACCCCGTTTCTAAAAAGTGGGTCAACTTCGGGCAGCTTGGCTACGAAGACTATACACGCCACAAAAATAAAACGCGCAGGCACAATTATTTAACGCGGAGTGCAGGCATGAGTGGCAATTGGAAAAAAAATAAGTATTCCGCAAATAATTTGAGTCGTCGTATTTTATGGAATTGAAATGGTAAAATTACCATTCACAAATTGACTTAAAGCATTTGGGACATATTATTATTATTATGAACAAATTTGTTCATAATAACAATAATTAATAATAAGTAATAATAATAATAATAATAATAATAATAATAATAATAATAATAATAATTAATAATAGTTAGTCGTAAATAAATATGACAGTAAAAAATAATGCAGCAATAAGTAGAGTAATAAATCAGGGAGGATTTGGATGCATATTTTATCCGTCTCTCCCTTGTAAAAAGGAAACAAAACGAAATAGTAACACAAGCAGCTCCAGTTCGGAGTATGTTTCTAAACTTGTAAAAAAGAATTTTAGTTCTAAAAATGAAATACGGATTGGAAAGATTATACAGGGTATTCCATTTTACAGCTTGTATTATGTGCCCGTTATACAGAGCTGCACCGCGTCTTTAGCAAAAGTGAGTGAGAGAGAGATTAAAAAATGTAGTATAATAAGCGGAAAATCATCATCAACGGAAACAGCAACAACAGCAACAAATGCAAACATCATAGAATCAAAAGATGACTCAAATAAATTCATATTATTAAAAATGAAATATGTTGAAAATGTTAAATTCACAAAATATTTGTTATCAAGTACCAATAAGAAACACATTTTGAACACACTTTTCGACACGTATTCTTATTTTTTATTCTCTCTGGAACAGCTGATGAAGAATGGAATAGTGCACTATGATTTCAAATGGGACAATGCTGTTATTGACATAAAGACAGGACTTCCAGTTATTTTAGATTTTGGAATTTCAATTCCCATAAATTTATTGATCGACCAAGAGCAGCAACAGAAACAGAACCAGCAAAAAGACGATGCTGATGCAGCATCAGTTGTGTATGACATATACCGCGACTATTTCTACATTTATTTCCCGGAATATAGTTTATGGTCTATAGAAATTCATTTGATTAATTACGTGCTCAATAAACACAGCAGAATAACACCAGAGTCTCTAAAACAGACCATTGACACATATGTGGATTCAAACGGCGCATTTACAATTTTGTCGCCGGAGTTTATTGAAAGGTATAAAAAGCTTTGTTATTCAACACTGGAACGGTTTATAGACCAGTCCCGCAAGTACGTTATTAGCGAGTGCTTGAAATATTGGAACACGTGGGATAATTATGCGCTGAGCATTTCATATTTGCAAGTTATAAAATTCATATCGACATCTGGATTCACATCAAATCAATTTTTAATTTCATTTTCTGAAATACTTATGGACAATATTCATCCTGACCCGGCTAGAAGAAGCGACTATGCGACAACAAGGTACAAGTACAAGTCAATATTTTACCAGGATGTCAATATTGAAAACTATGAACTTTTGATTGATAATTTCGATTTTGATGATTTTAGGTCAAATTCTGTCAAAGAGTCGAAGCGAAACGAGGACATGTTTTCCCAGATGTCACAGCAAGGGGGACATACGTCCCAAGGGGGACATACGTCCCCCCTCTGACCCCCTCTATAATCGGCAAGGGGTCTGAGGGGACAGCATGTCCCCATGTCCCCTGGCATGTCCCTGGCATGTCTACTGAAATAAATAATAAAATATAATATACTTAGATATATAATTGGATTAATTAATAACTGGTTCCCACACACACAACACAGACAATACACCTGATAATAAAATAAAATAAAATGGTAAAAAACGAAAAAGGAGGTTGCAATGGTAAAAAGGTCGCGCACAAACACGCAGTAAAGTCAACAAAAAGCGGGCTAAGAATATCGCAGAGTAAGAGCGAAATTTATGGGGTTGTAAAACGATTGAATGGAAACACGTTTGATGTAATGTGCATTGACGATAAAGAGCGCCGCTGCTTCATCCGCGGAAAATTCAAGGGCAGGGGGAAGCGCGATAATATTATTGAAGTTGACAAGTGGGTACTCATAGGAATACGCGAGTTTCAACAAGCGCCAAATGAAAATGCAATTAAAAGTAATAGCAAGGGTAAAAAAGAAATGGAAATGTGCGATTTATTGGAAGTGTATTCATCAGGCGAAAAGGATACACTAAAGCGAACTCATGGAATTTTTATGAAGGAGTCAGAACTGTCGCGAGCAAGCACAACGGTGGTTGCAATGGAAGATGTGTGTGACTTTGTCGATAATGATACGCTCCGATATCAGAAAATTGTATCATCCAAATCATCATCATCCATCGAGACGATAAAAATGAGAGGGAAAAATAAGTTGGCTCCAGCAAATAATGTTGTAAATCCGCAGGCAATGTATGGGGATATAAATGACATTGACAGTGACGACAGTGACGACAGCGATGAAGACCAAGAAGAAGAAAGCGAAGAAGAAGAAGAAAGTGAAGAAGAAGAAGAAAGTGAAGAAGAAGAAAGTGAAGAAGAAGAAAGTGAAGAAGAAAGTGAAGAAAAGCATTATGCCGATAAATCAAACAATTCAAACAAAAATAAGATATGTAAAGTCGAAATTAATGTAGATGACATTTAATAAAAAAAAAATAATAATAAATTGATTATTTTATGTTTAAAAATAGTATTAAACATAAAGTTGTATCATCTTCATACGCCGATGGAACCGCAGAAACAGCAAGAGCACAAGCACACTGAGCACACTGAAGATTATATCAAACAGCTCACACCATTTGAAGAGTCGGCATATAAAATTGCAAAAAGTCATTTGGGAACATCATTCAATTTGAAAAAAAGCAACGGATACTTGAAATGGATTGGTAAAAAGTAAAATAATTATAAGTTCATAAATATTTATTTTATTTTTTTATAAGCATGTTTTTTTTTATAAGCATATTTATAAAAAAATTGAAATTTCAATATATTTATTTTTATTCTAGCAAGCAACAACAAGAATAACTTCCACAAGACAAACAATGACCGAAACAACGACCAACGTTAACATATCTGATGCTGAATTCAATTACAACGTTTATGATAGTAATAACCGCATGATGCTGAAGAATGCGCATGGGGCGATTACTATGGCTGAAGCATGGGACTGGATGAAAAACTTTCACGGAGATTCATTCATGTTTTCAAAAGATGCAATGATTGGCAAAATTTCTCAAAATATGGTTGCACTGGGGTATGATGGTCACAGCGGTGGTTCATATGGATGGACAATGAGGTGCATGGAACATCTGGCAAAAAATGGAAAAGAAGCATTTCTTACCATGTGCGTTTCAAATAATTTATAAAAATAAAAATATAAAAAAGAATAAAATGAACAAATTATAAACTAATCATTGTTTTTAAATCGCGAATTCCATTTAATAAATCAAGTTCTTTTTTTGAAGTTTTACGTCGAAGAGTCGACATGTATTTTTTGAAATATTTTTTATTTTTCAAGTACTTTCGACTTTTCATTTTATTTTTATCTCTGCCGTTACTGCCGCCGTTACTGCCGCCGCCGCTTACTCTGTCTAGATAATTTGAAACATTATTTAATCCGTTGGCAACGGGTCTGACAACTTGTTGTCCGATGGATTTTGCTCTACGTACAGAAGCATTTTCTGGGTCACCGGACATACCTTCTAATTCGTCAGCCAGTCGTGTTAGCATGCTTCCTTGAAGTCCTGTTATAGTCATTCCAAGTCTTTTTGCCAAGTATGCTGCCAGTTGAGAATTGGTTCTAATTTTATCGGCTAAACCTGAAAGTCCTGTTACAGTTATTCCAAATTTCCTTGCCATCTCTTTTACAGTTCCAAAATTTTCTTTAATTTTATTCGCGAGATTACGAATCGAGCTTTCACTCGGTGGCGGAGACTGTGGCTGTGGTATCGCCGCTTCTCCCTTTATTGCTTTTGCAACCCCTCTTAGCCCCTTTAATCCAAGGTCTACACCCTTGTTTACCAGATTTGTTGATAACCTGTTGGCAGCATCCAACCCAGCATTTGCAAGATAATTCACTCCTTTGTCAGCTGCATTACCAATTAAAGATTTAAAAGGAGCACCAGGAGTGGCATCAAGAGCAGCGGGATTGGGAGCGGCACCAGGAGACAAATAAGGATTACCCGCACTTGTTATTGCGTCAACTGCTCTGTCTGCAATCTTTTGTACAGTTTGAGGAATAACAGCAGCAGTTGCAGCCGCGGCTATTTCGCTAGGAGATTTACTGAAAAGTTCTTTTAATTTTACAAGTCCATCGTACGCATTGGATACTTTTCCATACGCTTCTTTAAAATTTCCAATGTTGTTCTGAAGTCCATTCATAATTTTCATCATTCCTCCAACTGCCGCAGCACCAGCGGAAAATATTTCTACAAGCTCACCAAAGGCGCCCATAGTTGCAGCATTAATTCCAGCTTCAGCGGCGCTGGATGCTCCTATTGCTGAACTTTTGAGCAGTCCGGGTAGAACATTTGTAATCCAGTCCGTTGCAATTTTTGAACACACATCACTAAGACCTAAAGCTAGAGCGGAAATTTCATTGATTAGCAATGCAGACATTTGCTGTAGTTTGGGTTTATTCATTTCGAGAGACTGATGCAATTGGTCCAATGACATATCGGCGACATTTCTATTCAAAATAAGGTTGAGCGCATTTTCAAGAAAAATGGAAAAAATATTAATTAGTGTTTCGTTCCCAAAAAGAAAAGAAGCGCTCATGCTCGCAGCATTCATGCTGAGCCGACTTAAAGCGGCAATGAGCGCAATATAGAGCTGAAACATCATAATAATGTGTTCAATGGGTCCTTCACCCAAACTAAAAAAATTGGTGTTCATAAATGAAGACCCCCTGTTTCCGCTTTTGTTTCCATATAAGTCGTTCAATTGAGCGCGCGTAAACATTTTATACTCGCCGTCACTTGCGACGCCGCTCCCGCTGCTATTGTTACCGCTGGATGCAAATCGATTAACAGGAGCGATAGGAGCAAAAGGAACAGGATTGGTAAATGCATTGGCGGCACCAGAAACAAACTGTCTGGCATTAGACGCAGCTTGTCCGGCTTTGTTTGCGGCTTGGTAAAATCTTTGTTTATAATAATCAGCAGTTGGCGATGACATATAATGTGATAAATGATAAATTGATGGTGATAATTAAATAATAATTTTTATTACTATTATATTAATATATTTTATTTTAATGAATTTATTTTTTTAACATTTTTCAAATATAAAAAATATTTGAAAAATTCTCTACTTCTTAAGAGTTTCTCTCATTCCTTTTTTTAAACTCAGAATATGAAATATTGATTTCTTCCTTTTCTTCATTATCGGCATCGTCACCACCACCTTTTTGTTCATTCCCATCATTTCCATCATTCCCATCATTCCCATCATTCCCATCATTCTCATTTCTTATTTTTTTAGATGATTTTTCTTTTTTTTCGCGAGCTTTTACATCTAAAGCATAGTCGTCAATCCGCCCTTTAAAAATAAACTTGTTTACACTATCTTTGAGAATCACTTTTTTATAATTTTTTCCTACACCATTGCTGTCAGCTGCTGATGTTGTTGTTGTTGCCGTTGTACCACTCTTATAGTTTTTATAAACAGCATACAGCGACGATGATGATGTCGTGGTGGCTGAATCAACACATTTGGCTTTATTTTTACATTTTTCAAATCCCTTTTTTACTTCTTCTCGAATGTCGACGTAAATTGATGGTACATTGTGTAAACACACATATTTTCGCGCAACAGCATCTAGGGTTCTATATGGCAAATTTTTATTATTAGAATAATACACAAACACTTTATTTTTCACATCATAGTACATTAAAATGTCGCCTCTAGGTGTGACTTCTTGAATTGTGGGTGGCGGTGTCGGAATCACGTTTTCGCCATCACCACCACCACTTTTAAGGTTATCAAATTCGGCATACCATCCACTGTCGTATTTTACATGTTCGGGAAGTTCTTTCACTTGAATAAGTTCTTTCTTTTTATTTTTATTAAAAAATGCCGATGATTTAAAAAAACGATATGTTGAATACACAAGTAATCCAAGAGATAAATATTTAAAATACTTGAGTCGAGAAGTGGAACCAGAACCGGAACTGGAACTTGTTATTGGGTTATTTGAATACTTTTCCAGAATACCCATAATTTTAAACGAGTCTTTGAATTGTAATAAATCGTTCATTCAATAATAATAGTTAATCAATAATTCGTTTTATATAAGTTTTGAAGGTTATATTTAACTTTTTACTTTGTCCATATATAAATCATCTCTCTATAATCATTCTGACGTTTACTTTTTTTACAATTCATTGTTTGTTCGGCGGGTCCAAAAAGTGCAAGACAGACGCGTTCATAAATTTCCTTATTAACATTCAGCACGAAATGTCCTCCGGGCAGCAAGTGTTTATAAGTATTTGAAAATATGGGAATGTAAAATTTTTGGTCCATTTCATCTTTTGACATGTAGCTTTCATTATGACTGTATTTTTCGATAAAATAATAAGGGGGTGACGTAAACACCATGTCATACCCGGGCGCAATCGTCGAATAATCAAATGTGACGGCATCTGCAATAAACAAATTTATCAAAGAAGAAGAAGTATTTGAGTTTAAAAATGCGGACATTTTATTGTACGGGTCATGCAGCCCCTTATTGATGTCGATTCCAAAGTATGAAATGTTGCACACCGCCGCACCGACCGCGCGACCACCCCATCCGGCGCTAAAGTCTAATATTCGTGTTGGTTTAAAACGTTGATACACTTCAACGGCGATAAGCGGTCGGAATATATTTATGGCGCTAATACAAATGTTGTACACTTCTTTTAAAACAACGTATTCATTTTTTAATCCCCGTGCATTTTTAGTTGTCTCATAATAAGTGAGCATGGTTTGAATAAATTTCTTTTTTTTGAATTCTTCAATGTTGGTAAAAAAATCATAAAAATTTATATTATATTTGCCTCGCGTTTCCAATCTCTCTCTAAATGTAAAAAAATCAACAACGTTATTTCCGACTCGACACCGTTCGTTGAATTCTACGGCAGTGACCATATTTTTCAACATTTCATAGTCATTTTTAACATCTTCTTCACTAATGCATTTTATTTTATTCGCGATAATCTGTTTTTCATTATCATTCATTTGCATTTTGTATTTTCAAATATTATTTAATTTTTTATTTTACTTTTTTGTATTATTTTTTTACTTTTTTACATTGATTGTGTCGACAATGCTAAACAGGTTCATATATTCAGCGGTGCCAAATCGAGGTAGACGAAGGGGCGAAAATGTGGAAGACCTAGCGGGCATGGGTGGTGCGGGCACGGGTTGTACTTCTGCAGCAGGTTCGCGAGGAAGAAGGCGACTCAGGCGACTTAGGGAGCACTTCCAGAACCACGGTTTTGGCTGGTCATACAAGATGTTGACTTGTTCACCCTTTACGATTTGCTCACGAAACTTCTTTGCATCTGGGTTGATGTAGTTCCACTTTGTAAAGTGGACAAAGACGCGCACAAATTCTTCGCCATTTTCTGCAGTTTTCGGCACAACATCGACGCCATCAATGAATCCAAAATTCAAACGCCGAAACGTCTCAAATACTCGTTGAGAGCTGGTATTCTTGAAAGCACGCGGAATGCAGATGCTCAGTGGGTCGCCGTCCTTGATGTCCTTGGTAGGAAGAAGTGTGGGATGGGGGGGGGGATTACTGGCAACTCGTCTTTGTGCTTGTTGTCCACGACCACCATTGTTACCACCAGTCGTCGCAAACGAATTGTTCTTCTTTTTGTTATTTTCAACTTTATTCCAACCGGGAGAAGATTCAGAACCTGATGATGAATCAGATGAACTGATATACGATGTATTTCTTGCTGCTGCCATTAGTCTTGCTGTTGCGTAATCACTGCATGTTTCTTATAATGACAAAAAGTTTTCAATTTATATTTAAATATAATATAATTTGAAATGAAATGAATAAATAAATAAATAAATAAAAATTGAAAAAGACTGAATAGGTAGAGATAAGAGACAGACTAATGACTTGTATTATTTCAAACGAACTTGCCGAATTTTTCAATAATGGTTCAAAAACCACAATGTCTCGCGTAGAAGTTACGCGAAGAATCGACAAATATATTGAAGAACATGGACTTCGTTTTTATACAAATATTAATCCTGATGAAAAATTGAAGAATTTATTGAAATGTGGTGACAATGAAGTGACATTTGCAAATTTGCAAAACTATATTGCTCCTCACATTGTCGTGCCGCCACCACCATCTGCACCGCCGCTGTCTCCTGAGTCACCACCCGAGAGCGTGTATGCTGTTTTACCGGAAGATGAATTTCCAGAGCCGCCGCCCAAACCTCTGTTTCCTGCTGTAGCCGCTTCTGCTCAAGAAAAGAGTGCACCATCCGTATGTGTGTATGCGGTTTTTCCTGAAGATGAACTTCCGTATACCCCCCTCCATTACGTCAACAAAAAATGGACATGGGATACTTCACGTTATTATATCGATGCGCATAGATGGCTCCCCAGCCCTCGTTTAACTGATAGGTTACTTGTACATAGGGATTTATATGTGGGATATGGAGTTAATTGATTACATAAAAATCATCTTCGTTAAACATGGCCGCCGAAACTGGAACTGGAAGAGGAATAAGAAAAGGAAGAGGAACAGGAACTGGATTCAAATTTTTCATAGATGCGAATTTGATGCATGCCGCCGATTTGTTCCGTAGTTTCAAGGGATTACGATTCATCCTACATAACCAGTATCCATGATTATGGTACACTTTTACAGATGACTTTGAAATTAATTCGCTTACAAATTTGGCCGCTTCCAACGTTTCATTCCATGTAATGTTGAAAAAAACATGATTATAGTCTTGATTCGAAACCGGAACAATATTGACATTGCCATCATCTATTTTTCCAAGGCATAGTTTATTTTCAAATGCATTTATGACGTCATTCTCTCTAATATTTCGTGTTGATGTGAAATAAATGCTTGAAGTCATTGTGGTTAATCAGACTAGTTTGAGTTTGCCTTAATTACTATATATACTAGTGTATACTTTATTACTTTTATTCAAATATTATAATATTAATATTAATAAAAATATTATTTTTACATTTATAAAAAAAAGTTTTTATTTTTATTTTTTATTTTTATTTTTTAATACACGTGTAAACCTTGATGTTTACGCGCTGTTGCTCTTGTTCATCTTGTAGACAACAGATGCAACACCATCGTCATCGCAGCAGCAATCATTGTGGAACAGTCTTCTTTCAAGCTTTGGAGGGCTCACGGAAACCGAAAGCCTTGGTTCCACTGCAGCTGCTACTGAAATTTGTTCGAGAGCCTTGGGAAATGCGCGCTTGGCAAACTCAAAAAGCTGAGCTTGGGTGTACCCGTCGTGAGCATGTGTCGTCCAGTAGTCTGAAGAAGTGGTGTCAACAACAGCAAGAGCAATAGCATCAGCAACGTCAACAACGGCAACAGCATCAGCAACGGCAACAACAGCAGAACCGAGTCCGACTCCATTCCTGCCGACATTCTTTTTGATTTGAACGGGAACAAGTCGTCCATCGGCTTTCTTTCCGAGGCCTTTTCCGGATTCATAGCCCATGCGTTTGGCAACCTGTTTTCCCTTTCCGGAAACAGCATTGGTACCGCTGGCATTCGAAGAAGGTGTTTTTGAAGAAACAACTGCGGCGACCTGTTGTTCCTGTTCTGCCTGTTGAATGCGAGTTGAAGCTCCTTCAAAATCAATGCGAGGCTTGGGAAACCTTGAAGGTTGCTCCTGCTGCTGCTGAGGTACGGGCACGGGGGGTGCAGGAACAAAACTCTTGGTCACTTTCCAGAACCAAGGTTCGTCGTACACAATGTTTGCAGATTTTTGGGTTTCAAGGTGTTCAAGAAAGTGTCGGGTTTGTGCATTTTGGAACCACTTTGTAAAGTGAATGAACACTCTGATGAAAGGAGTTCCTTTCTCATCCATCTTTTCAACCACATCAATTCGACCAATCCAACCCAAACCGAGCGAACGAATCACTGCAAAGATTCGCTCCTTTCGAATATTGGCATGTGTGCGCGGAATGCACAAACTTGGACTGACAAACTCTTGTTCTTGGTTTTCTTGCTTGTTCGCAGCAGCAGCATCATTATTATACTCACCTCCTCCTCCATGACTATTATTAAGACCGTGTTGATTGTTGTAAGACGACATCTTGATTTGATTTCAATAGTATAACTGCAGAACCTGATGAATGTAAATATAGATTTTAAGTTTTCAATTTATATTTTTCTCACGTAAAATGTAAATTGAAAAGTGTAAAAAATGAATAAATAAAATAATTTTATTTTTCAGGTTGAATGATGAATGCATCAATGTAAATATAAAAAATAGGAGAAACAGGACTCGGTTTGCATCCGTCATCAATATACGTAATTTTAATTTTTGGAAAATAAAATTTTACGTCTGCGGCGTGTTCGCATATGAATTCAGATGCGTCTGTATGTGCGATGATAGAACCAACATTGTGTTCAAATAAATAAGAAAAAAAATGTAGTTTCGATAATATGCATGCAGAGTTTCCTAAAAAGGTATTTTTATTCCCTGCATTCAACACTAGTTCATTTAGTTCAATTTTATTCAATGGAATATTGTTACTCAAATTAGAATTTGCATTTGCATGTTTATTTATTGCTTTTTTTGTATTTTCAATAGAGTTTTTGATAATGTATTTAAAATCTAAATATGCATTTTCCCATTTACTGTAAAAGATGGTATCAGAATTTATAAAATTATGAGAAAAAATTGAACACTTGTCAATATTTGTATAACAAATTTCAACTTCTTTTTGTGGGTTATTAAAAAACGGTAAAAAAATTCCATGAAATATTCGTCTTTTAAATGGAAGCACAACGTCGTAAGGAATATTTTTTTTATCATACAGCCCCCAACCACCGCAATTTTTCAAAAACTTATTTTTGTCAAAGTAGGAAAAAAATACATCACACTGAAAAATACTGGTGCCAATTGATCCAGAACTTTTATTGAATTTAATGGAAGGTCCGAATATTTTCATACCACAGACAACTTCATTTATGATTTTGGTTTCTATTTTGAATCCAAAGTTTTCAAGTTCTGGAGCAATAACTTGTGAAAAAATGGTTGCATGCTTTTCAAAAATAATAATATCATAGTCATCACCCCACGGCAAATTATTTCCACCACGAAGCAGACCCACAGAGTTTCCGGCAAATACCGCGTATTGAATTGCATTTTTATTATTTGCATTATATTCACGCTGGTGTCTGCTTAAAATATTGAAAAATAAAATGGCTTGGTCGTGAATGAACTCGTTATATGTAGTCAATCTTAGGTTGGTTACGCCGGTGCTAGCAAAGTAGTAATTATATTCTTTATTATCTTTATTATCAATAAATAATGAAGGCACTCTTTTTTTTATTGTATTCATATTATATTCTATTTTATGAATATTTATGTCAGAAATTGAAATCAATTTCTTTGGTGCGGCATTAATTCCATTATTTATTTCAAAATTGTATTTATTTTTATTTTTACCAAACAGATTCATTAATATTCAATATTGATTGATATTAATACATTAAATATAATTTATTTTTTTATTTTATACCTTTTTTTTATTTTTATTTGTTAGTATAGGGTATATAATCCTCATTGCTACTTTGCGAAGTATTTCCAATTCATCCAGTTGCGCCAGTATTTTCAATTTGTCCAGTTGCGCTAGATTCTCCCATGAATATATATGGTCAAATTGCGCCGGTTCCAGTTTTATATTCCTATTTCCTTTTATAAATACAAGTTCATATTCATTCCATATTTTGTTTCTATACATTGGATACACCACATCGTTCAAAAACTTAATATTATAGTCGTTTGGCTTTTTATTACGAAATGTAAAATCTACATTTTTATAGTATGTCATAAGACAACCTATATTCCAATTATTTTCAATTATTTTTTTAGACATCGAAACTTCTGTATGTACAGCTTCTTTAAATGTTTTTGAATAGTTATTTTTACTAAATATAGAGCAATCAATTAAATACTTTAATGTAGTTTTATCCATTGAAAAAATATATGATTGGACGTGTGGATTTCTATCTGCATTTATTGTGCTTCCAAATAATTTTACATTATCTTTTAAACCATTTATATATAAATCAGTCCACTTACCTTTATAATCGGATGGAAGAAATGGACCAATTACGGAAGAATTTACAAATATAAAATTATTGTATTTTTCATAGAAATTATCTGTTAATAAAGCATCACTCCATCCTCCAAAATCATAACCCACATTATCTCGAAATAATATTTTTACATTTTTATATAAAAAAAGTTTAACATTTGTAATATTTTTTAATGTATTATTATTTTTATCATTTTTATTATTTGATATTATAATAAAATCAATATTTTCATCATAAAAAATGCAGTTTTCAATAAAACTTTTTACTCTGTCATTATAAATGTGATATACATATAGAACAAGTATTTTTTTTTTTTCTTCATTATTAATTTCATTAATTGGGTAATTTACTTTAATCATTGGGCTCGGATTTACTTTGATAATTGGGCTCGGATTTACTTTAATCATTTGGTTCCGTTTTACTTTAATCATTTGGTTCCGTTTTACTTTAATCATTTGGTTCCGTTTTACTTTAACATTTGTATTTTTCATCATATTAAGGTTACTGTTGATGAGATAACCACCACCATCAGTATAATCAGTATAACTTTTTTTTGTTAAACTATTAATAAAATTATTTTTAATAGTTGTGTGATTTACTTTAATAATTGGGCGATTTACTTTAATAATTGGGCGATTTACTTTAATAATTGGGCTCGGATTTACTTTAATAATTGGGCTCGGATTTACTTTAATAATTGGGCTCGGATTTACTTTAACATTTGTATAATCATTGTTGTATATTTTTTCTGTTAAACTATTAATAAAGTTGACTGGCGTTGGGTTGAAATTTATAGAATTTTCAAACTTTTTTGATTTTTGTATTGCTTCAAATCTTGCTGTTCGATAAGCTTGAGATTTTGGTTTATCATATGAAAATAACATAATATAATTGTATTAATATAATATATTATTTTATTTTCGGTTTTTTCATTTTTTGTATATAATATGTAAAAAATTGATAATGTAACTTCATTTTGTAACCAACTAAATAACAACAATTTTATTTCCATTAATGGTAAAAATATGCACTGCAAGGTTCAATAAAAATACTCTAAATGAAAATTTACAATGGAAAGAAAGAAGAAATAAAAATAAATTAACACATTGTGTTTATGGTTCTCCGTCTGAACTCAAACTGTCAATAAAAAAAAATGAATGGGTAATTGTGTTGGAAATGCACAATGACATTAATAGAATTATTGGTTTGGGTTTAATTCGAAATTGTCCTTTGAAAAATAATAAAATATATAGTTGTGGAAATTATAACCGTTATACTTATGAAGGAATGATAAGGGTGGATTTGTCCAACATTCACAACAATAATGACAACGAAATTTCAGAGCCTTCTGATTTCACCGAAGAAGAGCGCATTGTTATAAGAATGCTTGAACTGTCACTATTTTACGGCCAAACTCATAGTAAAAGAGCCAAAGGAATTTGCGAACTACCAAGTCGTATAAGTTCTCTGTATGATTTCAAAGGTTGTTTAAAGAGTCTTTTGTTAAGGTGTAGGGGGCGACAAGAGCACCCCCCTACGACCCCCTCTTTATAAAAGGGAGAGGTGAAAGGAGAACCGTAGGTTCTCTTTGGAGAGGTGAAAGGAGAACCGTAGGTTCTCTTTGGAGAGGTGAAAGGAGAACCAAACCGTAGGTTCTCTTTGGAATGGTCCTAGGGGAACCGATGGGTTCCCCTAAGTTATAAGGTAGAATTCAATTAATAAAAACTTTATAATAAATAAAAGAAAAAAGTAATTAATAATTAATAAACAAAAAATAAATAATGATAAAGAGTTTTTTTAATAAAAATTTGCCTCGAGATAAAAAAATAGTATATAAAAATTGTGAACAAGCTATGAAAAAAAAAGTTCTTCTTCCTCTTCCTCCTCGCCCTCCTCCTCCGCATGAAAACAATATGAATTTTTTTTTTTATAAAAATGAAACCAACAAGGACAACGATGACAATGACGAGTTTTGCGGCGATTATTATTTATCAACTGTAGGAATGACAAATTGTAAAATGAATGAACATAATGAATTAAAACGTGACCAATCAATTATTTTTTTCAGAATTCTTGACAAACATAATGTGCCATATGCAATTTTTGCAGGAAGTTCGATTGGGCTTTTAAGAAATGGCAAAACAATTCCATGGTCAGATGATTATGATATTGTCATTTTAAATAATAACCTTAAATTACTATTTGACGTTTTTCCAATTTTACGAAAGAATGGATTTAAAATTATAAAAAATAAAAATAAATTTACAAATGAATATAATGATGGAGGATGTAGCATTATTTCTCAAGTTCACAAGTTTTTCACAAGTTCGAAGCAAGACCAGCAAGACCAACAAGACCAGCAAGACCAACAAGACCAACAAGACCAACAAGACCAACAAGACCAAGAATATAAACGTTCCTTGTTTGCGTGTGATATATTTTATTCACATTTTGATAAAAATGGCTTTTTAAGAAATAATGGACTGTGGGGGCTGTATCATGTGAAAAATCTGCATATGCGCGACGTGATGCCATTTCGAAGGCGCATATTTGATGGGATTCCATTGCCATTTTTTAATAATGTGAATTCAGAGGTTTATAAAACGTATGGGAACACAGACGAGGGAATCATAAAAACTCATTTTCAAACAGAATCATCTAAATACGCGTCATGGCGCACCGCATATGAAGAATTTGAAAATAGAAAATTAAAAGCAATGCAAAATACAAAATATAAAATATATAAAAATAAAAATCTTATAAATGATTCAAATCAAAGCAATAAAAGCAACGTTATGAAAATAATGGATGATAAATTCAGCAAGAATCAGATTGAAATTTTATCCGAAGTAGGACAAAAAGAAATAGGAAGAATTTATGTTTTCTCAGTTGATTTTATTATACAGCATGCGGCATGCATAAAATATTATTTTCCAAATGTTATAATCGAATATTTTTCATATGCCCGAGAAGTAGAAATAATTTTATATTTGAATTATGTGGATAAGCTTCACGTGTATAATTCGCTAATTCAACGATTTTACAATGACCCCGACATCATTTATTTGAATAAACCACAAATTGACATTATCAAAGTAATAACGTTTGGAACATTTGACATGTGGCACGCAGGTCATTCGAATTTATTGTCGAGGTGTTGCAAGTATTCGGAAAATATTTGCGCAGGCGTATCAAGCGACGAGTTCACATTTCAGAAAAAACAAATACGTCCGACAGATAGTTTGAAAATGCGTTTAGAAAATATAAAAAAGTGCAAGTTTGTAAAAAAAGTATTTGAAGAGACTTCAATGGAATTAAAGAATGATTACATTAAACTTTATAGCGCAAATATACTTGTAATGGGGGATGATTGGCAAGATAAATTTGACTGGGTAGATTGCTGTGTTATATACTTGCCGAGAACGCCAAACATTAGTTCTACTATGCTGAGAGAACAAATGAGTGTGAAGTTTAAATAAAATCAAAATCAAGGGTTTTTCATGGTTTTTCGAAGCAGTTTCTTCGCTTTTTTTGCAACATTGTAGTAATAAGATGCAGCATGTTTTTTTATCGTACTTTCGCGAGCACGGCGTGTCATTTCACGAGCACGAATGTAAGCAGCTTGAACACCACCAGGGCTGATGGTGCAAGTGCCTTTTTTACAAATAGGAAAAGTTTTTTTGCTTCCTAAAAAACAGTTTTTACCGCATTTCTTAAGCATAATAGTTCGTTCATGGGTATTTGGATTATTTTTTGACCAGTTTTTAATTTTACGAAGATATGCTTTACGTGTAGACATGTATAAGATTATATATATATAGGGTAATATAATCTTATTTTTTTTATGTTGTTATTATTTTTACAAAATAGAAATTAATGTTTTCAACTAAATATATATTTGAAAAATAATAAAGATAATGCTATAAATGGTCATAGTGGTTAGATAGTCTTGACACTTGTGAATTATGAGCGCTCTCTCGTTGTTAAAATTGGATGAAATGGATGAAAAGGAAAAACGGTGGTTTGAATTGGAAAGAAATAATGACCTTATAAAATCAATGTTGAGTTATGTAAATTTGGCAAATGAATTTCTAGAAAATAATAGATTGAATGAAATAAATAAAACTGAAGATGAATGTGATATTTTGGCGAAATGGTTTTCGACGCACTATCATTGTTTGTACGTTCCTCCTTTTCGCGAATCTCAAAAAAAAATGGCAAGCGGTAATCCTTATTTGCCGCTTGGGTGGGCGCTGCGCTTTACAGGCACATTCATGGCGCAACCCGAATATTATGACACCTTGATAAATTTGCACACCACTCACTTGCAAACTCGCATTCCAAGTTGGAGAGACGACCCGGTAATTGCAAAATTAATCATAGGAGAAGATGTTGGATTCAGCGATTAAACATTAAACATCAATCTGCGGTATTTGAGGAACAACTATAATCGCACCAATTGCAAGATACATTAAAAGTGTGGGTGCGTCGGACATTTCTCGTTTCGCTTTTAGCAATTTAGCGACGACATCACATGTCTCTGCGTCCGTTGTGTTGTCACAATAAGTATTTGAAATGTTGCTATTGGGATTTGTTGAATTTTCGTTGGATGCAAGTGCAAATGCAACAAATAAGAGTCCGAATATGAAAAGTTGCACTAGATTAGCCAGTTTCATTTTACAAATGTGTTGAATCTTTGAATCTTGATGTAAATTGTCATTTTAAATAATAATTATTCAATTTTAATTTTGTATAGAAATCAAATATATTGGTTATATATTAACGTAAAAAATTAATAAAAATTAGTAAATTAATAAAAATGAGTTTTAAACCGTACACACGCACGTGTCCCCCACATCCTCCCCCACCCCCCCTTCTCCCTCATCCCCCCCCCCCAACCACCTCCTACTGCCACCAGCCTTTTAAACCCATAAATGAAGATGATGATGAACTCGAAGATATATTAAATAGTGAAAACGGAGATGAAGGAAATGAAAGACCTGAAAATCCAATAGTAAAAACGTTAATGGGAGAAACGTCAATGGGAAAAATGTTGCGGTTGCGGAAAAGGAAAAGGGGAGAGTATCAGTGTAAACCATCTAAATGTCGAAAATTTTCGCCACCACCACCTCCGCCGCCTTCCGCTATTGCTATAGCAGCAGGAGCAGGTGGAAAAAGAAAAAAAAGTAAAAATAATAGAAAATATAAAAATAAAAATCGTAAACGCCGCCAAACAAAACGGATTAACAAACGAAATAAAAAAGTATGATAAAAAGTAAAAAACTTGTCTATGGCTGTCACGCGCAGTCCGCGATATGACATTTTATATATATAAACTATTTAGATGGATATATAAAATAATAATAAGACAACGCTCAGTGCGCGACCACAATAAAATGCAACTAAATCAGAATCAAGAAAATGTAGAAAAAATAGGAATATTTATGAACATGTTATATTTAATTGGAATTTTTGGAATATATGTCGGATTCGATAATGTCATCGGGCAAAAATACAAGGGAAAATACTATTTGATTCACGGAATAAATAATGCATTCATCGTTTATTTGACATGTAGCGATGTGGTAAGCACATTCACGGATTTCAAGAATGTTCTCACGGAAAATGTAAGTGTTTTGCCGTCAATTGTAACTGTTTCGCTCCACACATATCACGTGTTTTGTTATTACAAGTATTTTAAACCGGATGATTGGTTGCATCACATTTTGATGGGACTAGCACTATTGTTGGCACACCAGTTTGAAACGGGACGTTTGATAAATTATTCGCTGTTTTTTACGACGGGTCTTCCTGGAATGGTGGATTATTTTTTATTATTTTTGGTGAAGAATGATAAATTGGACTATCTCTCTGAAAAAAAGGTGAACAACTATATTAATTTGTGGATTCGTGCGCCAGGTTGCATTTCTCATTCAGTTCTCACGATTTTGGTATATAACTTGTACAAGGAGACGCTGTTGTCCGGATATTTTGAACAGTTTGGTTACATTTTAACGGCACTAATAACATACTGGAATGGGATTTATTTCATGAACAAGGTGGTGATAAGCTATAATAGTTATACTATTAATAAATAATTTTTAAAATAAATACCATATTTATTAATATATACGTAAATAATATATGAAAAAGACTCAACCCTTCGGATTAATTTTAGGAGTTCCTGCCAACGTAAACACGAAATTTGTGTATGGTTCTGGTGTTGGAGCTTTAACTACAGCGGTTAGACGCTATCAAAAAAGGCGCGCATCATTTACATGCTGTTCAAATGAAGTTACACCGCTGTCTCTCAAAAAATAAAAGTAAATGAATAAATAATTTATTATACATGTTAAATATATAATAAAAAAATATTAAATAATGTCGGGGTTGATTGATTTATCATCTCTTAAAAATATCAAAGCGGAACGGTTGATAAAACAAGTAAAAATGGGTTTACCGCAAATTGAAAGTGATGAAGCAATTTTACGGTTTTTACGCGACCAACAAACACAACAAGGAGTTATGACAATTTCACAATTTGTACAAGCATATGGATTACGTCATGCCGCCATGTCTAGACAACCTATTGCTTCTCCCATTAATAGTGGACGTAGAGAAGGGGGTGTTGCCATGCCTAGACCTCTCAATAATGATGATGATGATGTTGCATTGCAACGGGCAATGCAAGCGAGCATTATAAGTGCTCAACGTGGAGAAGGGGGTGTTGCCATGCCTAGACCTCTCAATAATGATGATGATGATGTTGCATTGCAACGGGCAATGCAAGCGAGCATTATAAGTGCTCAACGTAGAGACGGGGGTGTTGCCATGCCTAGACCTCTCAATAATCATGATGATGATAATGATGTTGCATTTCAACGGGCAATGCAAGCGAGCATTATAAGTGCTCAACGTGGAGAAGGGGGTGTTGCCATGCCTAGACCTAGTGCTCATCCCATCGATGATGGTATTCAACGGGCAATGCAAGAGAGCATTATAAGTGAATCAAATAGAAAAAAAGAAACAGTCCAACTTAAAAAACAATTAGAAGATGCATTAACCCTTAGCAGAATAGTTGCTCAAGGTGGCCTCCCAGAACTACCAAGAGCGTCTTTTCCGGCGGCGGCTGCTGCCTCTGTCCCTGGCCCTGTCGATCCACAAGCACCAGTATGCAGCCCTTTATGGTCCCAACTTTCACCAGAACAGCGTAATCCTTTTTACTTTAAAGGTAGTCAAGTTATAAATGTGACGCCTGTTGTTGAATTTCCAAATCCAAATCCTACCCCTAAGAATCCAGAACTAATAATAAGTGTCCCAAACGTAGAAATGCGAAAATTACTTGATTTTTTCTTTCCAGAAATGAAGAAAGGTCAAAATAATTTTGTGGATAAATGTCCACATGTGCCAAGTGTGACACCTTTAATAGATGATAAAGAATTAAAAGATCGAGAATTATTGCGGGATACTATAACATGGGGACTTTTTGATGAGCCAGTGATTCTTTATGACGGAACAACATGTTCAAAAATTACTGCAGATCAAGGCAAAGTTGCTCAGGGTGTGGGTGCAGAACAACAAAGGAATTTTGCCACTGCTCTTCAAAATTCAACTTTGCAAGCTTTTATCGACAGTTTAAAAATAACACATGAACAGAGAGAAACTTTTGGAGGCAAAAGTAAAAAAATGCAAAAAAATAAAAGAAAATCGCAAAGTAGAAGAAAATCGCAAAGTAGAAGAAAATCGCAAAATAGAAAAAGGTCACAAAGCAGAAGAAAATCGCAAAATAGAAAAAGGTCGCAAAGTAGAAGAAATAAATAAATGAAAATTATAAGTCTGGGTCAATAAGTTTTTTCTTGGCACATCCGCGGTGATGAGCAGAAAGCGCCTGCTGATTTTTGGCTTGGAATGTGTCGCAATACTGGCACGTGAATTTGCTGCTGGATGTGGCATACCGTGTATTCAGATGTTCTTCGAGGCTGGGCATCCGAACATCATCAATCATTTTAACGAGCTTTGTTTGAAAATCCTTTACATATTTAATCATGGCAAGCTTTTGATTCGCGAAAGCAATGTATTCTTGGTTAATGTTATCCAGCCGCTCTTTGCTGATAACATCAACATCAACTTCAGATTTATCATCAATTTGGTCAAGACGAGATTTCAGGTGGTCAATAATGCTGACAGCGACTTTGATTTTATCGGGGTCATTATTCGCTTTATGAACATAGACAAGGACATTTCCGTTGTGAATATTAATTTCAAAATCCTCCTTGTTTGCAATTCCATAGTTTTGGGCAAGAAAAAGCCCGCAACAATTTTGCGTTTCAACATCATGAAGGAATTTTTTGACTTCTTCTTGAACAACATTTTTGTCCCAGTTTTTATTTTCAACCAAAATACGCGGTTTATCTTTTCGACACAGCATAATGTCGCCGGTTTCTTTGGTGGTTCCAACGGAATCGATTTGCGCGCAAGGATAAAGAGAGTGAAGTGCCCCAAACAATATATTTTCGGATATTTTTCCTTTGGACGAACTATTTTCCATTTTTTTCAACATTTCAGAAACAGAAGAAGTGAGAGAAGAAGAAATTTGTTGATTTGAAGAAGAAAGTTCTTTGATGACTCCAAGATTGGCATCAGAAGACGCTTTAATCTCACGAATGCTGGTATCGAGGCGTTTTTCTGCAGCAGTATAAAGGGCCTGAGATGAAAGAAGAGAGGACGAAAGTTTAGAATCAAGGTTGTTCACAAATTCTTGGAGAGATTGTGGAGAAATGGAAGAATTAGATAAAAATTTATGAGTATCATCAACAATTGTTTTTTGCATATCTTTGATTGAAATACTTAATTGTTTTGAAAGTTGGTCATTTGATTTAGGTAGAATATCATTCAGAAGCAGATTTGTTTTATCCATAAGAATTCCATTTTGTTCGCGAATAAGCGGAGCAATTTTATCGGAAACATTGGTCGAGAGAATGAGTTTAACATCTTCAATGTATTCCCGCTTAAATTCAGAAAGTTTCAAAGCCAAGTGGGAATTATTATCGGTTTGAAGACGAGAAATATTATCAACTTGCGTTTGAAGTTGTTTGACATTCTCAAAGAGGCTCATAAACATGGTTGTATTTAACGAAGCGCTAACATTTTCAGTTAATTTTTCAACAAGGTCAATAAAAAGAAAAATAAATTCTTCAAAATTTAATCCAGGATGACGTTCTTTGAAAAATTTCCATATTTTTTCATTACTTGTAGAGAGACAAAATTCGGATGACATATTTAGAAGTGAAGGAAGGGAAGACTAAAGACTATGTATAATTATCATCATGCATCTAAGTTAATTCATTAAATTATATAAATTTTATAAGTTTAGGTTGTTGGTAAATATTTATATAAATTATGTTATTTATGTGTAAAAAATATAATAAAATAATTTTATATAATATTATATAATGCCTTATTTTAAAAATGATGATGTAAATATATTATTTGTACACATACCTAAAACTGGAGGAACTTCACTTGAAAAATATTTTTCTTCTAAGTTTGATATTCCATTGAATTGTAAGTCTTTGTATGAATGTTCATGGAAGAAAAAATATGCAAATTTTAATAAACGTGTGACACCTGATATAAACTCATCATTACAACATATAACATATAGTCAAATGGTTAAGTATAAAAAAGTATTTAATATTGATTTTGATAATATCAAAATAATCACAATTGTTAGAAATCCATATGAACGTCTTGTTAGTGATTTATTTTTTTTTGAAATAATTGATATTAATACTTCAAAAATGGAAGTATTTAATGAATTAACTAAATATTTATCAGACAGGTCAGGCCGTTATGATAATCATGATAAACCTCAATATATTTTTATAACAGATGATAATAAAAAACTTGAATCCAATATACATATATTAAAAACTGAAAATTTAACAACTGGTATGAAGGATTTAGGTTATACAGATTTTAATACACATGAGAATCAGAATAAAAATAAAATAAATTATTATGATTATTTAAATAATAAATCAATTGAAATAATTAATTCTTTTTATCATTTAGATTTTTTACTATTTAATTATGATAAGATAGTCGTTGGTCCAGTTGAGCCTGTTGGCCCAGTTGAGCCTGTTGGCCCAGTTAAGCCCGTTGGCCCAGTTAAGCCCGTTGGTCCAGTCAAGCCCGTTGGCCCAGTTAAGCCCGTTGGCCAAGTTAAGCCCGTTGGCCCAGTCAAGCCCGTTGGCCCAGTTAAGCCCGTTGGCCCAGTTAAGCCCGTTGGCCCAGTTAAGTCCGTTGGCCAAGTTAAGCCCGTTGGCCCAGTTAAGCCCGTTTGGTCCTGAAGCCACCAATACTATAAGTGATGGTATTAAAAAAAGTGTTGAATGGTTTATAGAAAACTATGAGCCACCTACCCCTACCCTTCTTCTCCAGAAGCCCGTTAGCAATGTAAGGGATTAATTCAAATGGACATGCTGTCCCTTTGAATAGATAAAATAAATAACAATAATAAATTTAATTGTATAATATATATGGTAATAAATATAAAGATGAAATCATGACAATTAAATTAGTATTTAAATTTTTACCAGCGAGGAGTGATGCAATCAATGATGCCATAGCAATCATTCCGCCATCAGCAAGAACTGCCTTATAAGATACTTCTTTGGCATAATCTTTAAATGTATCCAACATTCTGTTCATTCCTCTAGGAACGCTAGAAAAAAGTGCATAAAATAACATGTCATGTATAAATTGTACAACTAAAGCCAACGCTACAAATTTCAAGATGGAAAACTCGGTAAAAATATAATAATAAATGGCTCTAACAATAATAAGACCGATAAATATAATTAAAACGTCTGCAATAACGGCAGATAAATTATAATCTGCATACCATTTTATTAAAACAGATGATTGAATTATTTTCATATTGGATAATAAAATAACGAACAAGTCTGTAATTAAAACGCCATTAAACAATGGTAAATAATCACTTGTATTATTAAAATTTGCAATATTTTTAAACATGTTGTTATAACATATAATAATATTTATTTATTTATTTTCTATTATATAATTATGATTATTCTCTCTTCTCTCTTATAACTTGTAAAAAACTAGAAATATAACTATCTTTTTTATAATTTGTAAAAAATGTTTCATCAAACGAACTTATGTTTATTTTATGAAAGTTTGTAAAGTTTTTTTTAGAGAGAAGGAATTAAATGAAAAGAAAAAGAAAAAGAAAATAAATGAAAAAGAAAATTAATGAAAAAGAAAATTAATGAAAAAGAAAATAAATGAAAAAGAAAATAAATGAAAAAGAAAATAAATGAAAAAGAAAATTATTATTTATTTTATATTTTATTATTAATGATTATGATTATTCTCTCTTCTCTCTAAAAATAGAAACATAAACTATCTTTTTACAAGAATGTTTCATCAAACGAACTTATGTTTATTTTATGAAAGTTTGTAAAGTTTTTTTTGGAGAGAAGAAAATAAATAGAAAATAAATGAAAGCACAATTGATAACAATTCTTTAAAAAGAATAACAGCATCCGCTCTTGGCAATCCGCCTGCGCGCATGCGAACTTAAAACAAAAAGCTGACAAAAAATTGATTTAAGTTTTTAAGAAATTCAAAAAGCTGACAAAAAATTGATTTAAGTTTTTAAGAAATTCAAAAAGTTA